CTAGCGCTTGAGTTTGTCTATTCGCTTGCCGATGGTGTCGAGCTCGTCGCGGTGGTCGCGGATGTCCCCGGCCAAATCGCCTACACGGTCCATCAGCCCGCCAACATCTTTGATCAGGCCGCCAATCTCTCTCCCCTGATGTTCTTGTCGTTGGGCGATCAGATTGATGCCGTTCAGTACGTCCGTGAGGTCGTCGCGCAGGTTGGTTTCGTGAGAGTTCTCCACCTGCCCCCTGACGGCTTTGACTTCGGAGGCCATTTTCCCAATGTGCTTGCGGTTGGCGAGATACCCGGTGAGCCAAGCCCCGGCGATGGGTCCGGCTACAACGAGGAAGACGGCTAGTAGTTCGATCGGTGAATCGATCCCCGCGACATTCACCGCGGAGTACCCATCGGCAGGCCACACTTCCAAGTCTCAACTCTGCACATAGCGGTGTCCTCTCATTTCAGTGAAGCCAACAAATGGATTAGGTCGAGCTGTTCAGGGATGAACCGCAGCAGTCCGGTGGTGCGCAGTAGATGCATGGCGACTACCCCGATCACGGCGGAGCTGAGGAACATGTGGGACTGCCCGTACCGTGCAGTGGCGTCCGATAGCAGTTCTCCGGGTGGGCAAGCTATCTCGTAGGCGACGATCCCAGCAGCCATAGTGATCCACGCCCAATCAGATGGATGTAAAGCCATGGGAACCCCTTCGCGAAGTCACTTCCGTACCACTTTCGGTACGGTTCTGCCATTGGAGCTGGCGCATCCGTACCATCCCTGTGGATAAACCTCGGTGATGTCGGAGAAGCGGAGTAAAATCAAGAGTGGTGCGAGTCCAGGTTCGGCATGGCCCCCGCGTTCAGCTCTCTTACGCGGGGGCCTTTCATTACTCAGTTCGTTCTAGGTGTTCTATACCGTTGGCGACTAAACCGTGTGTAGCCCAGGGTGATTGGTTCTCACCTTCATACACGCCGTAGGTGTGCTCTATGGTGCCGTCCGCTTGGACTCTCTCAAAACCGACCATGAGCACGAAATCCGATACCCGCCAGCCGGGCTCTTAATCCATCGCTTCGACGTACTTCTGTATGAGTTCGTCGGGGTGTTCACTCATCGCGGCTCCCGAGTATCAGTGGGTATCAAAGGAGTGCAAAGCTCTGTACGTCGAAGCCGTCGTTGTTGATCTGGAACACCGTCAGTGCCGGGTCGCCGTCTTCGCCCATCTTGTTCATCACCCACGCTGAACCGTTGTCCAGGGTTGAGGCTTGGATGTGCCAGCGCGCCTTACCTGTGACTTGATCCCGCCCATGGGGGCGCAGGCTGGCGTAATGAAAATGCCCAGTGAGCAGAACGTGGCAGTCCATGACGCCACCGTGGGTCATCTTCTCCCACCAGGTCTTAACCCTGTCGGCACCGGAGGCTTGGTGGCCGTGCGCCAACCCCAACCTGGTACCGCGTACATCGAACTGCAGAGTCTCGCACCACTCGGGCGGCCGGTGGAACTCCACCGGCAGGTTCGGGCCTTGATTGTCGGGATTGTTGTGCCATTCAAGACGTTTCGAGATGGCCAATCCCCAGTCGTCGGTGGGCTTCCCGATTAGATCCTTCCCGCGGCGCCACTGGCCGTGATTAGACGGGATGGACAGCACATCCACCGGGGCGTGCCTAGCACACAGGGTGATGGTCTTCCAGAACTCAGTCGCCGCGACCTCGACCTGATCCATGAGAGATAGGCCGTTGGTGCGGGTTTGGGCTGTGACATTGTCAAAGCCCTCCACGATGTCACCCACGTCTGCGATGATGATGCGATCGAACCTTGAACGTTTCAGGTAGGCGTTCAGGTTTTCCCGCTTTTCCTGAAGGCGCAGCAATAGCTCTTTGACACCGCCGAGATGGTCAACTTTGCCGGTCTGAATGTCTGCCCAGCACACCACAACCGTCGACTCGCCCGTGGGCTTCTTCGGCTGCACAGACTTGGTTCTGCGGACCTCCGCATACAGTGCCGGAAGATCGACAGCCCAGCGCCGGACGGCGAGGTGATAGCGCCATGAGTGGTGCTTATGCTTCTCCCACTCCCCCTCTTTGTTGCGGAAGCCCGTCTCCCACACCACGACCTGAGGATTGCCTGCTATCTCCACCTTGACTGGGTCGTAGTGCAGTTCGTCGGCGAACTCGTTGAGGATGCCTTCGAAGTCCTGCTCGTCGAAGTCATCTGAGACCTTGCCCGTCTGAATGAATCCCGCGGTGCCGTCCCACTCCGCGCGCATTTTCGCCTGTTCCGGCGCCGACTCCTCGGCCACGGGACGCCGCTTGTTCAGGCTATCGCGGATACTCAACTACATTCCTTGAAATGGCGGCGCAATGCCGCCTCCGCCAAGGGGTATCCCAACTCCCTTATGCCGCGCCACAACTCCGCGCTAGAGAAGCCTGCCGCCGCCCACTCTTTGGCTGCAGCCTGCTCATCTTCTGGCTGAGTCGCGAACCATTGGCATGTGGTACATACCTTCGGCTTCGGCTTGGATCGCTCAGTGAGTAGATCTCGGATGGACATTTGTTTGAACCGCCTTTCATGGGGCGCTTCGAGGGCTCTATTCAGTTGTTAAGTGAGGTCAGCGCGCGGCGGCAACTTCAGTTAGTTCGGGACCCGAGGTCGCGACTACGACGTTGGGCGCGCGCCTTGGTGCAACGTTTGCAATAGCGCGCTGCGCCACGCTTGCCGTGATAAATGCCGTCATATAGGTGACCGTTTGGGCAGGTTTGCTTCTTGGCGTTATGGTTCGTGCGCTGCCTGACTGCATCTAAAGTGTTCTCCGAGCGCGTATCCCACCGCAGGTTTGACAATCTGGCATTGGACCTATCGCCATCGTTGTGGCAGCACTCCATACCGTCAGGTCGCGGCCCAATGAATGCCTCTAGGACCAAGCTGTGGATGTTGGCAAAGCGCTTCAATCCGCTAGCCGCATCGATGAGCGTTACCCGTGGGTATTCGGTGGCTCCAGGGCTGGGTTTAAGGACTCTCCCCGCTCGGAAGGTGGGCTTGCCATGTCGCCCAACCGGAACCATGCGGTCAAGCGATCGAACTCGCCCCTGGTCGCTGACCTCGTACAGGTTTTCCCAGCCGACTACGGGGCGCCATTGTTCACGGGTAGCATTCACTGCTAGCCCTCCTTCTGCTTGCTCAGATTGGCGGGTTAGGGATCGGGTTGCGTTGGTAGCGCACCCGGTCCCGTTTTCAATCCTACTGTCCAGCAGTGACAATGACGTTCTTCAGCTGCAATAGCTAGGCGGCGCGCAGATAGTCGATGGCGGGCTGTGGGTCGTAGTTCACATGCGGCGCTGTGCCGCTACCGAAGAACATGCCCGCGTCGTAGATCGACTCGAATACAGCCGGAAGACCTTCTATCGGATCAGCTACGAGGTGTGCGAATCGCTTAGCGAGAGAGATAGGTCCACTCCATAGTGTCTGCTGCATGATGATGTCGCAGATCGCCGATTCGTTGTCACCGCGCGGCCCAACTTCGGTGTCGGTGTACAGATCCCGGCCCCACTCGCTGTTGGCTCCGTGTGCAAAGTCCAGCCAGTAGTCGGGGGTGCCCTGAAGCCGGTCGTACAGAATGCCTTGCCCGTCCGGCACTACCCAGCCGGCGCGGAGGTTTCCGTTCGCCTTGTGGAGTTCGCGCATGGGGTTTCCCCACGTGACAGCCTTTTTCACCTGCGGCAGCAGATCGTGCAGCATGCCATTTGGGTCCACGATGTCGTGCTTGTACACCCACGATGTGACGATCGCGCCCTGGCTATACCCAGCCAGCCAGATGCGGTATCCGGGAAACCGGTTGTTGTAATCGCGCAACTGCAACCGTAATTCAGCAATACCTTGCAGCACGGACCGCCACATCGGGAACGGATCAGCGGGGTAGTTCCCGATCGGCTGCCAATGACACAGATCCAGGCATGCTCTGGCAGTGTCGGCCGGGTAACCGGTCCACATATCCACACCAGTTCCCTGGACCGTGAACAGGACTGGGGTGACGCCGAGCTTGATCAGATCATCGTCAGACACAATCCCGTTCTGGACCTGTCCGGTGCGGCGCTGGTATTCCTTCTGGACGGCTTGGTCGTCGTACCCGAAATACGAATCAACCTTCAGCGGTCCCCCATCAGCAGCTTTCGCGTAGGAGGCGAAGCGGGCCACCATGACCCGCTGCCACCTCGCAACTACCTCCCCATGGGAGCCGAGGGTGAGGATCACTTCTGAGCTCGCCGGATAACCCCGTTGATGATGGCTTCAGCGTCGTCGGGCAGCGCGAGGGTCTCGCCTACACCAGCCGCGCCTACTCCGCCGATCGTCTGCTGAACCTGCCCAATGGCCGCCGTAGTGGTCCGGACGAAATCGCAGACCCTGCCCTGCGCTTCGTCGATAACAGATCCGATGTGGTTGCGGGCCTCATCGGCCTTAACGAGCGCGTCGGACAGGCTCGTGGTTACAGCCTCCACGGGGTCGCCGCCCTTTGAGGGGCGCACAAACAGCGCGCCTGCGGCGGTGAGTCCTGAACCGATTGCGGTCAGCCATCCACCGATATCCATGGCGGCTAAATCGCCGCCCTGGGCGGCGGTCGCGGCAGCGCCACCGAATGCGACCACGAATGCGGTTACAGCGCGGAAGATCGTGTTAGGGGTGTACTTCATTTCTAGGCTCCGTTCTGAGCAACGAACCGCTGAAGGGCGGCGGGGTTGGCGGCGTAGACATCGGCGAGGATCGCCTTGGCTAGGGCGGCGTCCTCTTGCCGGTCGGGGTACTTCACGGGGTCGGCTCCAGCCACCTCGCCCAAGAGGCGGATGCTGTCCATGTGGCCGTACTTGGCGGCCATCGCCACGAACTGCGGGTGGGTTAGCCCGTCCCCTGTCCACGCGAACCCGGCACACGTGTTCACATCGCCTTCATCGAGGTGACGTAGCGGCGAGAGCGACGGGCGCCGCACCCCGGCCACCTGCCGCAGAAGGTTGCGGTCGTCGTCGGTAAACATGTCGTCTTCCTCCTGATTGAGAAGTTGCAGCAGCGCCTCGCCTTGAAGTAGGGCGCGGTTGTATCGGTCGCGGCGATCCGCCAGGCCGTTGGTGCCGCCGTTGATGGCAGCGGTGACCGCTTCGAAGCCCCGGTAGGTGATTGAGCCCGCTTTCCAGGTCGCGCTGTCACCGGCATCTGTGAGTGCGTTCATTGGACGCTGCTCGGTCCAGTACCAAGAGGCGCCGAGGCCGGCCCACTTCAAGACGGCCAGCTCCCGGTAATTCACAACGAAGTAGTCCCTAGTCGGCACCAAACCCCGTTCAAAGCACCATTCTGAGAATGCGCGATAGTTGTAGTCCCATGTGATCTGTATCCACGTACGCCCGATATACGGCGCGTAGCGCCCGCCCTTGGCAATCTCCTCGGTGTACTTGAAGCTCACCGACTCGTGCCCGACCTGCGCCAGCCACATCGCTATCCGATTGACGTTCGTGCACTGGCTGGCCTTGAGCCCGTCCGATACAGCGGGCAGGATCTCTGCGGCACGGGCCGCGGAAAGTCCCGTCGCGGCAGCCAAGATGGTCGCGGCACCTACTGGCCGACTGCCGCGCCGGAAGGTGGAGAATCCGTCGGCGCGGATCTTGCGGGCGATGAAGTCTGCGGTGTGTGGATTCTGGTAGGTGTTGTATCCGACCTGAAAGTGCATGGCATCTTTCGGGGATTGCCAGTCCTGCCCCCAGAAGACGGTCTGCTCGTAGAAGTCGAGCAGTTCACGCACTGTTGCCGTCTCTTTCGATGAGAACCCGGCGTAGCTCACCTGGAAAGGGTGATCGTTCCAGTTGAAGTCACATGCCGTACCGCTCAGGTGGTTGGATGTTGGCACCGAGTTGGTGGGTGTCCAGCACGCAGAGTCTGGATCACGCAGCGGTTCAACGTAGGCGTTGAAGTCCGCTGCGAATGCCCGCAGAATCGCCAACGGCTGCCCGTTCTGAATCTGCAGACTAACCGACGTACCCGGCACGGTGACCCATGTGCACTCATCGGAATTGACCATGGGCCAACCGTTCTCGGAGAACGAATTCCCGTACACGACGCGGGGCATCAGTACGACCACCAGATTGCGGCTAACCACTCATCAACCTTGCGGCGCAACCAATTCACTAGATGTCCCCTATCCGTGGGTCTAGACCAGGCCGCCCATACAAAGTGCTGACCCATACGATCTGCAGCTTGAGCTTGCCTCGGAGCCACATCCCGAACCCGAACCCCGCCAACCCGATAACGGCGTAGAAGGCGGGGTAACGCAGCAGTTGAGAGAACATGCGACCTCTTTCGGGCATTAAAAAAGACCCCGCGCTAGCGAGGCCCACAAGGAGGTGAGGGTGCTACGACAAGGTGAAGACGGGAGCCGGTGCCCCATCGCTATCAATCGTGAGCGAGTTGCCGTTGGTGGTAGTCACATCGGCGGGCGTGTTGTCCAGGAGCACGTAGCACAGCACGTTGCCGCCAAGCTCGTAGAGCACGGCCCATCTTGCGGTGATGCTGCCACCCGATGCGGTCCAGGTTGGGTTGGTGGAGAACGACGCCGTGACACTGGTGGTGCCCGAAAGGGTAAGGGTCACGGAAACACCGCCTGTGGTGTAGCCGTTCGCCTGCGCCACCTCATTGGTGACACCAGCCCACGTGGTCGTGGAGGAACCGATGTTGGATGACGAGGTGACAAGGGCGACCCGCCATGTGTCGGAGTCGATGTCGAACGTTCCGTTAAGTAGATTGGTGCGCGCCCCATTGGGGAACGTCCATGTGCCTGCGGTCAAGGTAGTGCCCTTTCGTTAGTTGATGATTTCGACAGTGGCTGCCGCGTAGCTTTGGCCGGACTGGCCGCCCGTTTGGGCTACAGATCCATCGGTGGTGGTGATGTTCTTGGTGTTGAGGGCGGTCGCTGAACCGAACGCCGCACCCGATGAGGCTTGGCGGGTGTAACCGGCTGGCGCAGAGTCCCATCCGCTCGCCCCCAAGCTGGAGTGGCCGTGGAAATGCAGCAGTACCGAGGATCCGTCGGTGTGGGTCAACGTCACCGACGGCGCAGTTGACGAGGCGCTCGTTCCCGCAGCTCGGCCATGACCCCCGACCGGTGAGCTTGTGTTCTGGTCACGCACAACGACTGCGATCATGTGGGACGCACTGCCCCAAGTCCCCGATGTCGTGTTGGTTGCTGTCGCCTTGAAATATGCGGTGGTGCAGCCTGATCCGCTTCCGCTGTTGGCGTTGTCGATATAGGTGTAGTCCGGGACCGTGCCGCCCGCTGACGGCTTGGTGGGCGCGGAGGTTGAGAATGGGTTGTATGCGAACAGGACGATCAGATCGCCAACCTGATGTGTGGGGATGGTGACGGAACTGCTCGCATTTCCGTTGGCGGCAACGAAAGAGACTGTGTGGATGGTGGTGACTACCGGTGTTCCGCCCGTCAAGGACGGGGTCGCACCTGTGGGCGCCACCTTCGCGGCAATCAACGGCGCTCCGCCGGTAAGCGTTGGGGCTGCTGCTGGCGGTGCGAGGGTCTGCACTATTCTCGGCGTCCCACCGGTAACGGTCAGCGAGGCTGTGGGAGCCACCGACAGGGCTATGGACGGTGTACCGCCCGTGACGGTTGGGGCTGCGCCAGTCGGGGTGACTGTGATGGCAATCCGCGGAGTGCCGCCCGTGAGGGTGAGCTGCACCGTGGGTGGCGGGTAGGTGACATTGATCAGCGGGCGGACACCAGTGAGTGTCGGTGTTGCAGCGGTGGGCACCAACCGATGCGCCAACGCGGGGGTTCCGCCGGTAAGCGAAGGGGTGGCTGCCGTCGGGATCAGGATTGGGCCGGTGATGATCGTCGGCGTTCCCCCGGTGAGCGAACCCGCAGCTGCCGTGGGGAATACAAGGTTGTTGGTGGACTGAACGATCGTGGGGACATCGCCAGTCAATGTCATCTCGCCGTCGTCTGGCGTAAGAACATTGCCGACCCGGATACCAGGGACCCCGCCCGTAAGGGTGAGTTCCGGCGACCCGGGCCGTAGAGGTGGGCCAATGACGGGCGGCTCAGATCCCGTCAGAGTTAGGGTTGCGCCGGACGGGAACGCGTATACGTCGTGCGTCACCGCAACCCCAGGAACTCCCCCGGCTAGGGCGAGCACTTTAGGGGCCGGTTCGCTGAATGTTTCAGCCCACCAGCCGGTTACACCAGCCATAGCTAGATGCGGAAGATCCGACTAGCCCCGTTGTCCCAGGTGACGGTGATGTTCGTGCCATCTGGGATGACCGGCAACCCGGAAGCTGTGTCGTACATGGCGACCAGCCGTGACGTACCCGAGGTTCCGGTGTCTTGGTAGATGATCCAGCGCACAATCGTTGCCCCCGTGACAGTCGGGAACGTGACATCCGCGGCATCCGCCACACCAGCTGTCCATGACTTGCCGGACAGATTGGAAGATGTCGCGACCACCCCTGTGATGTCCGAAAGGTATTGATGGGTGGAAATATTGGGGATGTAGGTGGCGTCCACGCCGCAGACTTTGAAGTTGTCGACTTCCCAGTCGATATCGCCCAGCAGTAGCGATTCTTTGGCCTTGTCGTACAAAGCGTTGACCATAAGGTTCTCCCTATTCCGCGTTGGAGACGATGGGGATCGCGATACCGATCCATGGGGCGGCAGCTGTGAGGGTTTGGGTGAACGTCACCGAACCCCCTGGTGCGTCACCGAATATCAGTCCGGCACCGAACGCGACGGCATCCAAATGTCCACGCTCGGTTTGGTTGTAGGCGCTGGTCTGGCCCCCGTATAGGAAGGCGTTGACGATCCTTCCGTGGCTATTAGTGGTAGCGCTGACTGATGGGGATGCGCTGTAGCCCTGTGTGATTACGGGTGTTTCAATCCCGGCGGGTGCGGCGAGTTTGTAGGATGCTGCACCGGTTGCGTAGTTCGACCCATACGGGGTGCCGATCAGGTTGATCGACCTAGCCCCCGTGGGAGGGTCGAGTAGCCACCACACCACCAGCCGGTTGGATCCATTGGAGATAACCGGGAGTTTGTTCATGGTGACGCCACCGATTTTCGCCGTCACCCCGGACATGTCTATGCCGGATTGCGTTGCCATATAGGCGAAGACGATGTTCGCTTCAGGGTCGAGCGTGAATTCGGGGATCGTCGCCTGGCTTGTACCCACGGTGCTCTTGTTGTCGAACTTGACATCAATACTTCCAACGATCGGTTTACCGACCGAGGCTTTCGACGGGATGCCGAACACCCGATTCGCCTGATAATCAGGGACCGTCAGAGAATCTGGGTACAGGTACTTGCCGATTTTGAACATCATCGACACCTCAACCTCAACGGTCGGGGTCTGGGCGTTCTCACACATCGCGAACAAGGTGCCGTTCGGCAAGTAGTAGACCGAGACTTCGTACCCTCGCCACGACCCGCCATGGCCGCGCCACTGCCCAAGCTCGAACATGCCGTGCCCGTACCCGAAATAGGTCAGCTGATCATCATTGCCCCACGGGACAGGCCAGTAGCATTTAGTTCTCAGCTCATGCAACTCCGGACTCAACAGAGTGCCGTCGCGTAATTCCTTGGCCCACAGCAGCAGGTCGTGGGCGGTGGAAATCATGACACCGGCAGCGCTCGCATATCCCGGCCCGGTTTCGGTGGCGTCCTGCCATGCCCCACCACCGAAAATTCCGGTAGCCCAGGCGTGTCCGTTCGCATACGGTTCGGGCATCTTCGCGGTGGTGGGCCAACTGGTTTGCGTCAAACCCAACGGATCAAGAATGTCCGTCTGTAGAACGTCTCGCGTGGGGCGACCGTTGACGATCGAAACGATCATCCCCAGCAGGAAGTAGTTGGAGTTGACGTACGCCCAACCTTGGCCTGGTTCAAAGGCCGGTTCGTGCTGTTTGACGATCGCGAGTGTTTCTTCGTCCGTCCAGTCAGAGGTCGGCATCAGGAAGTAGCGCATCATCATGCCGAGGTCGGTTTGTTCGTTGAACAGACCCGACCGCAGGCACATCATGTGCCGGACCGTTATTTTGGTGCCGCCCGGAACCCCGGGAAGGAACTTCTCCAGCGGGTCATCCAACGACAACAAGCCACGATCAACTGCCTGCAAGATCATGGTCGCGGTGAACGACTTAGTGCAGGAACCGATACGGAAGTGGTCCTCCAGGATCACGTTCCGCGCCCCAGCGGCAGTGGACACCTTGCCGTACGCCTTCGTGTAATACCCATCTGGGGACTGGATGGCCAACACCCCACCCGGGGCAGTCATGTTCGCGGCCACGATCGCGTCGATAGCGGCCTGATCCTCCAGCGGCAGCAGAGACAACCCACCCGACACGGTGGGAGTGCCCAGTGAGGCGGTGGACTCGATGCTGGGAACCAAGACTTGACCGGGGCCGCCGATGATGGACTCACCCTCGAGCGGGTTCTGCCGGAACCTCACCCGTCCGGCGCCGTCAGCCCCCTTACCGCCGTTCTGGAACGTCAGCCCGTTGCCACCGTTTCCGGCACCGCCAGCTGAGACGCCATCGCGGCCAGGAACATTCTGGTCCGCGCCCCAAACATACTTCTCGCCCTTGTATTCAAAAGTCCCCGGGCCACGGCCGATTGGGTTAGATCCCAGTTGTAGTTCCGTGCCGCCGATACCACCCTCTGCGGTGAGGGTGTAATCGGGCAGAGACCAGACACTAGCGGTGCCGTCCTCGCCATCATCGTGACCAGGACGGCCACCTAGTCCACCAATACCCTTCGTGAAGTGCAGTACTGCGTTGTCGCCGAAGTGCACTCCGCGCTGCCAAGTTGTGGCCTTGAATAGGCCCGGCGTGCCGGGCTCGCCGTGAAATCCGAGCGTCAGACCCATCTGGCCGCCGCCGCCTGCACCAACACATCCCGGGTCTACAAAGTTGCACCATGACGGGATCGGAATATCGCCATCGTCAACGACATACACCGAGATGGGGTCGTAGTAGCCCACACCGTTTCCGGTGTCGATGGCTGTCTCAATCCACGGGATGTTCCCCGACCGGACAACACTGGATTTAGCGATGGTCGACGGAGGCGTGTTCGGGGACGACGAGTTATCCCGCGTCGCAGCCAAACCAACGACCTGCGCGAACGGGTGATCCGGAATATCGTCCGTGGTCGAGATACCGCGGACACTGTGGGTTCCGCCGACGGGAACGAGTTCGTAGGCATAGGTTTCCCCTGCCTTCTGATCAACTGGGGTGTCGAGCTGGTAGAACGTCCAGTTCGGTGTAGTACCGGCGGTCAGCTCGGACAGGATGTTCGGCGAGTGGTGCACCAAAGCCCAGTCCCCGGAAACGCCGTCGAGTATCCAGATGTTGACGTAGAACGCCGTGATGCCGCTGGTGCCGCAGCCCAGCCACGACACCACACCCAAAGCGATGTCCTGCTCCACCCTCATTGTCGCGATCAGTGACGCACTCTGCGTGGCAGAGAGGGTGGTGTTGACGCTGGTCAGGCCGTAGTTCGACCGCCCCGACGGCAACAGACCCGTGTTGACGGGGGTGTTGTTGCGGATCGAGAGGATCTGGAAGGCGCTCTCCCCCATCGCCGCCGCGGTCTGCAAAAGCTTGGCGACGTTGAACAGGTCCGCGAACCCACCATTGGAGTTCGGGTCAGTTGACCCCGACATTCCCCCGAGAAGATGTGAAAGGAACTCCTCGAACGTGGTGTTCGCATCCCCCGGGCCACCGAAGCCAAGGATCTTGAACAACGGGATATGAGTGACAGCCTCGAACAGATCTTCCAGGGTGTGTAACGCGTTGTTAGAGCCCGTGATCCCGTTCACGACGGTGTCGATGATCAACTGCCACCGAGACAGCACTTCCTGGAACGTGTTCGACAACCCGTCGATCCAGCCCTGCTGAATCTTGTTGGTCTTCTTACCAACACCGTCATCAAAGTTCAGAACACCCGAGGTGGCATCCTTGCTGACAAGGATGCGCACACGCACCGCATGCACACCATCGGGAACCGTGTAGTTCCCGACCATTTGACGCCAATCCCCCGTTGACGTGTTCGGGTTCAGGGTCGCAACGTCCTCAACACCAACCTGCACAGCGCTATCCCCGCGGCCGGAGAACTCGACCATCTGCAACTTGATCGGCGAATTGGTACCCGTGTACCCGGACCACTTAACCCACATCTCCAGCGACATGGTTTGGCCAGGATTGGCAAGTATCTCGTTGGACCGCAACGCTTTCGTGACACCATTCGCGGTGACCTTCACACTGCCTGAACTGTCCGCGCTATGCGTGACACCGGACTCCCAGGTCCAGTACGGGTTGTCGGCGATGCTGGCGCCGTCCTGGAAATTGCCCGCCACCAACAGGTTGGGCTGCTCATCGGTGATCCAGCTGAACGACAACGCCGGGATCAGATTCGACAGAATGAATCCGTCACGCCCGAACAGGTTTCCGTTCAGGAAGTCCTTGATGATCTCGATGATGTCGCCGATGATCGGGATGTCATCTACCCATCCGGTGAGTAGATTCCACAGATCCTCGAGCGCCTGCTCCGGGTCAACATCCAAGCCCAGGAGCTTCTGAATGAGTTCCTTGATCAGGCTTTCGGCGTACTCGATGATCCCATCGATGATTGCCTTCCACATTTCCAGCCCTTGCTGGAAAGCGGTGCCGATATGGAACTCGAGCCCCTGGTTAGGGTCGTTGAACGGCAGCGGGATTCGGTCGAAAGACCGTGGCACTAGGAGCCGTCCTCAGGCTTCAACGGAGAGACGGGGACGATGAGGATTGAGAGCTGTGCGCCCGCTTTGTTGAAGGAGTAGAAGCCCGCCATGCCCTCGTTGACGAGGTTCACGTACAAAGTTGACGTTGTACCGGTGCTGTAGGCCGGGATCATGCCGATCCCGTTGTCTGGGGTGATAGCGGTGTTCGGGGAGCCCGTGGATGAGGCATGCGGGAACAGGGCGGACCAGGAGGACATGTTGCCGGCGCCCTTGGCGATCAGCTGGCCGCTTGTGGCGTTACCTATGCGGACCTCGGAGCCGATGATGAATGGGTCGGCGTCGAGTTCGATGCCGTTGGCCTTGAAATGCCCGTGCACTACGGGGACGTAGTCGAACGGCATCGGCGGGATGATGAATGAGCCGATCGTCTGCCGCGTGGCTAGACCCGTGAAGTCGGTGAACGCAGACTCGGGGACGGTGTAGAAACGTGTCGCCAAGGGGTTGAAGTCGGCGGGCGCGTAGTCGACACCGTTCCAAGCAATGACCTGTCCCGCGGCGGGCGCGACCGAGTCGTCATAGTCGGTGGCGTCTCGAATGGTGGCGTTATCGCCCTGCGGCCCTCGCGGTGCTTTGAGCTTCAGGAGCCATGTCGGGTTGGCGGAGGTACCCGAAACGATGATCTCCGAGGTCAAACTGGGGTTGTCCGGGTCCAGTAGTTGGACCGTGGGAGTGATGTTCGGCAGCGGTCCTGGGGGGCCTTGTGTGCCCATCTGCTTCTGGACGTAGTGTTCGCCGTCCCACAGGTAGACGATGTTGCCTACCCACCAGGCTTTTCCGATATCAATCGGATCGTCGGTGAGGTTTTGGGGAAGATCGGCGGGGTCGTCGATGCTGGACTGGTACTGCATCTTGACGATGGGGGCGTTCTCACCAGCGGGACCAGGAGGCCCGACGAGGGCGTCCATGGTGACTGCGCCGTCTTGGTCGGCGAGCTCGAATGTGCCTGTGACACCACCGGGTACGTCCATGTCGGAGACGACACCCCAGAAGTGCAGGCGCGAAAGGATCGACCCAAGGTAGGGGGTATCGCCCGGTTCAGCCATTCTCGATTCCCTTCACGAAGTCATCCCCGATGGGTCGCTCATCTTTGATGGCGATGTTCGGAGTCACCCGCCATGCCGGTTCGGCCATTTCGGGTAGGTCGTCATCTGCGTCTTGGTTGCCGTTGAGTCGCTGTATCGCTTTGCGTTTCAGCCACTCTGGTAGGGCGTTGATCTGCGCGAACGTCATGTTCTCGACGCCCTCTAAGGGGTCGTCGGGGGCGTCGATAGGAACCCATTCGATCGCGCCTTCAACTACCCCGGGCGCCTCGACGGCCCGCGGTTTGATGAGGGGTTGCGCCGAGCGCCGCCACCCGCACCTGATCATGTGGTAACCCACAAGCCACACGAAATGCGCGGAGTCCATGCGGTTTCCGTCTTTGTCCTGCGGGTAGTGGCAGTCGGTCAGAAAGTCCTGATAGGCGCTTTCCATCTCCGCTTTTTGCGCGTCCTGGGCTTTCTGTTTCTCCGCATAGGCTTGTAGGGCACGCGGAACGTACTTATCTGCAGCCAATTTCGTTCCTTTACTCAGAACATTGAGTCGGAACCGAAGAAGGTTCCGGCGAGGTTCCAGAAGCCCGCGAGTGTTCGCATCGACTTGGCTACTGGGTCTTCTTCGTCCAAGTCCTGGCCGAGCGAAAGTTCAACCAGTAGTGGCGAGTCAGCGTCGTATGAGCGGCGGATCGCCGACACTTGGTCGACGTGCAGGACGCTTCCCAACTGGAACGCGACCCTGTCACCGAGGGTGAAATGCTCATCGGCTATCCAAGGCATGCCGTTTCGGATGCTTGTCTTGAAGCTGACGAACGCCCTTGTCTTCCAATGCCCGTTGCGCAGATCCAGGATTCCCGCTGACGTGTAGGCGGTTCCTTGGCCTTGCTCGAAATGCTCCAGATACCCCAGGTCGCCCATGAGCAGGACGCGGCGCGGATCGGTGAATCGTTGCCATGCGAACAGCGTGTTATCCAGCTGTCCTTGGTACAGCTCCTCCAAACCGGGTGTTCCCGGCTGCTGGTAAGCACCCAAACCGTATGAAATGACAGCGGATAGCTGGGACAGCCCGTACTTGATGCCGAATGTTTGGAGTTGATTCAGCCATGCCGGTGACCGGGAGCCCGTCATCACTGTCTTCGCTGTCGATCCCTTCATGGACCGTTTAGCGTCGATGATCCCGGTGTATTCACCCTCGCGGAAAACAACCTTGGGCTTAGCGGGGGCGAACCCCAACCACTTCCTGATCAGTGGATCGGTTTTGCCGTCTCCGTCTTCGTCGTACATGTCGGGCGGGACGATGGCGTTGGTGATCAAATCGTCTGCGGTCTCAGCGATTAGGCGGAGAGGACCGTCAATTAAGGTCCCCGTGGGTCCAGTAACCCCGGACTTGTCTTCGAATGCGAAGACAACGCAGTTTCGTGTTGGGCGTGCCAGCGCATCCCCGAGTGCCTCCAGTTCTGGGTGCGGCGAGGTGTCATCTTCGGTCAGCCATGTGTAGGCGCGCAGCATGCAGCCTGCGTCCTGCATCGGTGCAGCCAAAACGGTGTGCAGGTCTTGCCAGCGGGACGACAGGATCGTGGTACGAGACTGATCGAACAGTGGGTTGACGAATTGTACCTGGATAGGCCACGCCAACGGGTTCAGGCCGCCGATGATGTCCCGAACCCCCAACCAAGCGCCAGGATTGAAAATGTTCGTCGGGATACTCAAGAGCGGAAAGAACTGGCGAGCCAGGTTCAGGAACATGATGATCGAACCGGCAGTGCGCATGTTCCAGGGAAGGAAGAACATCTTCGGGAACTGAATTTCCGGCGGTAACAGGGGATTCGCGCCGCCCAGGATGTGTTTGGCGTGTTCCCGGTTGTGCATCATCTCGAGCTCAACGGTGTGCAATCCGTCTTTGTCGCGCACTGCGTTGACGTTCACGATCTTTCCGCCCCAACGGGTTTTCCAAGATCTATTGGTAGGGTTCGGATCTAGCGTGAATTGGATGTCTTCTTCAGCGCGGCGGTCGTAGAGAAGGAACTTGGATAGCCAGTTCGAATGCCTGATGACCACCGTGGCGGTACCTGAGTCCGCCATCACTTCTTCTACAACAACCGATTTCTCGCCCGCGAGGTCGGCGATCGGGCGGTGGTGCTTGTCCCAGATCCGCAGCAGGGGCCGCTGCTTGTAGGCGTCCCTCATGGCCTTGCGGCGCGCGTTGAGGTAGCGGTACGCCACCATGGGGTCGCCAAGGTCTGGGGTGGTCTGCGTCTCGCGGAGCAGCCGGTCCAGGATTCCTTGCAGGCTTGTGAAGTCGGTCAGATCGACCGACCAATCACCCGACACTGCTACGCGAAGCCCTTCGAATAGCGTTGGGGAACAAACATGGTGACCCGCCCGTCAGCGTTGGAGTGGCGCACCTTGACCGCCGCGAGCGTGCGGGGCGGGATCTTGGATGCTTCGGTGAATCGGTCCTCCATACGCCTCCACACCGGAAGGGTGATGGAAAGCAGGTCATGCAGAAGGACATCTAGGAGTTGAGAGTTACGCAGGATCCGCATGAACAGCGGGTCCACTGGATCTGTCGTAGCGGTGAGGGTTTGCGCGTTCGGGTCGGTATCTACCATCACGTAGCCGTCTTGCGGGCTCAGCAGCGGCAGCTCAACCCACCGGTCACCCTCTTGAATCCAGCATTTACCTGGCGAGGACACCAAGAACTTCGGGTAGACGGCGATGTCTCCGCGGTTCGGTACACGAATGGCGCCTTCACCCACATCCAGCCCGGGAATGAACTCGTTAAGCAGGTCCTCGATCTTGTCCCACAGGGTGGAGGTTTCGACGTCGTTCTGCCACGTCTTGAACTCTGTCCGCTTAGCGAAATATGGCTGCGTGGCAACGATATTCATGCTCCAGGTCATGAAGTTGTTGCCGTACGCCACCGGGTCGAGTTCCCACGGGTCTTTGGGCTCTTCAGCGAGCCGTACCCGCAGCCACCGCCACCCATGGGTGCGGGTGAAAACCCCCAGGTAGCCGTCTTCGGTGGCCGACCATGAACCCCACCAGCGTTCCTCGATCATCCGATACCGGAACGGGGTGTCAATGACCCTGCTGCTACTACCGCTTATCCAGGGGGCTATATCGGGATTCACGTGAACGCCGATGGAAATCATGCGCTTCTTCCAGTCGGTGCGCTCTGGTTCGGCACCGATCTGGTACGGCCCCTCGGACATGAGAGTTTCGAACGGGGTGTGGAACAACCCGGTGGCGACGGGCGCCATCACAATGCCCTCGCGGCCCTTGTGTGAACCCAAGAGGTTCCAGGTGAACCGCTTCTTGTGGATCGGATGCACGACGCCGATGTAGACGATCTTCGTTTCCACGCCTTGCAGGTGCGGCGGGAGCTGTGTAAAGTCTTCGCCGGTTTCCGGGCCGTGGATCCAAGGGTTAGACAGAGCCATCTACTACCCCACTGGTCCGGTTCGTGTTCCGAAGTTCTGCCGCCACTGTTGGTTTTGGGCGGATTGCGACTTCTGCATCGCCTGATCGACGCCGGTTCCTACGGGGGCGTTGAAGTTGATGGACTGGTCGACGTTTGCGCCATTTCCGCTCTGTGCGGGACCGGCGCTGCCGCTAGAGAATGCGGAGCCCATATCGCCGAAGCCGGTGCCCGGGATTTGAGCACCTGCAATGACGGGGTTGATGTCGCCTGGGGCACCTTGGAGTTGCGCAGCATCCATGCTCCCGAACGGGGCCGGAATGATCGTCTTGATCGCGTCGACGATTCCGCTGCCAGATCCAGTCATCGCCGATCCGGCGATATTGGCGAACAGCGCCCCGCCCTCACCTAGTAGGGGTTTGCCATCCGAGTTATTGCGCAGCCCGCCAAAGAACTTCAGCAGAGTAGAGCCCGCTTGCACCAATCCCCATTGGGTGGGGTCGGAGAATCCTGGGGGCAGAAGAGACTCTTTGAGTCCGCCGATGCCGATGTCAGCGAGGCCCCCGGCATCCGGCATGATTTCAGCTAGGCCTTCGGCGATCTTGGCGTACGGGTTGTTGCCGCCGCCGAATCCGCCACCAGACCCGCTTGAACCGAGGGCATTTCGGTCGTCTTTCGCCTGCTGAAGATCCCGCTTGAGCTTGTCGACCATGTCGCGTTTACGCTGCTTGGTCGTTTCTTTCGCCTTAGGATTGGACTCGAGGTCGGCTAGCTCCTGCTCGGTCACGTCCAGGCGGTTGGACAGATCATTGATACGGTCGTCGGCTTCGCGCACCTGCTTCGGGCTGGCACCCGAGGACCCCGCAGATCCCGATGAGCCCCCGAATCCCAAAGCGGATACCGAACCACCACCCGAGGGAAGGGAGATGCTGCTTGTCGGGAGCCCCACAGCCGCGGCGCCGGCACCCCGGCCCTTGCCTAGCATCACGTGCACGTGATCCATGTGGTTCTGGGTGCTGCTACCCCGGTCGGGCATCTGCTTACCGGAGGTGAGCGAGCCGCCATATCCGTAGCTCTGCTGACGCCAAATGAATCCGTCAAGCCCCAGCGCTGACGCGTTCTTGGCGATGAACGCCGCGACCGCGTCACCCAACGCCTTGCCTTGGGGCGTATCCCAGCCGGGGATCATGATGTCGATGGCGTTGCCGGAAGAGTGCTCCCCGAAGCCATCTTCAGCCCGTCGGCCGCCAATGTCTTTGATCTGGGGCCACATCTTCATGACCAGTGACCGCAGATAGTCGGCGCCAGGGTTGAGGCCCTGGGCGTATCCGGGGGCACGCATCATGTCGTGCAGGTATGCGGCAGATGGCACCCAACCTGAGTTGAGGGCAGCGACTATGCCCGCACCGCCGTTCTTCATTCCCTTGGCAGTGACAACACCCTCACCGTTGGACAGCCACGCCAGGATTGAGTCGCTTGTGCCTGTGCCGGCGCCGCGGACTATGCCACCCGCGGCGAAGCCTTGTAGGGATTTACCCCACGAGTTGAGTTTGTCTGCGCCCGGGACCTGGAATCCGAACACCTCGGAAGGAATGGCGGCGAGGAACGTTCCTAGGACTTTCAGGGGTGCCTTGATGACCGCTGCTAGTCCCGAGAATGCGGATGTAACAGCGTCTTTGATCGCGCTTGAAGCGCCAGAGATGCCGGACTTGAGTGCATCCCATCCTGCGGAGAATTTGTCCAGGATGGGTGACACGAAGTTCCAGGCCGCGCTGATCGCGGTCTTGATGCCTTCCCAGGCGGGGGAAATCGCGTTGTTCCACAGCCACAGGGCGCCCTGGCCCAAAAGGTCTATTGCGCGCTTCCAGTTGTCGAACAGATCGGAGGCGACTTCCCACGCGAGGCCGATAACTTCTTTGATGCCGTTCCAGGCGGGTGTGATGGCGTTGTTCCACAGCCATGTTGCTGCGGCACCAATGACCGTGAATGCAGCCTTCAGGCCCGGGAATACGGTGGTGGATAACCATCCCCAGACCGCGCCGATAACGTTCTTAATCGCCGCCCAGGTGACCTGGACTATCTTGCGGAAAGTCTCATTTCGGTTGTACAACAGGACAATACCGGCGACCAAACCGGCGATTGCGGCGATGATCAGGCCGATCGGGTTGGCTGTGAGTGCAATATTCAACAGTGCTTGCACGGCAGCCCACGCCTTGGTGGCGACAGTGATGGCGAGCATCACCGTCTTGTAGGCGGCCAAACCTGCCACTAGTGGGATGAGGAAGTCTTTGAATCGGACGATGAGGTTGACCGCTTCGGATAGTCCGTTGACCAACGACGGGCCGACAGCCGATAGGACGTTTCCGAAGGCGGTTCCGATAGTCGACAGAGCTGAACCGATATTGCCTGCGGCTTGGCTCACGGCGGGGTTCTCGAAAGCGTCCTGCATCTTGTTCGTGAAGCCGGTCAGTCCATCGCCGATGCTTGACAGGGGGCCTTGGATCTTCTCGAACAACGTGATGGCCAGGGTTTCCGCAGCGTTCTTGAGCCGCTCAATGACGCCAGGTAGGCCCTGATTTTGGGCTGCCGCCAGCTTCGACGCTGAACCTTCCTGGTTCATGGCGTCGCGCATCTTGTCGAATCCTGCTGCGCCGTCCTTGGCTGCTACACCTGCCAGACGTGCGGCATCCGATCCGAACGCGAGGGCAGTGTCCATCGCATACATTTCGGGCGTCATGCGCTTGGACGCGGCCTGCAGCTGCCCGAACAGCGCCTCCATGCCGACGAAATTGCCCTGCGCATCGAAAGCGCTGACGCCCAGTTCTTGCAGCGCCCCCGAGGCTTGATCACTCGGGGCGGAGAGCTTCAAAAGCGCTGATTTCAACAGAGTTCCGGCGTCGCTACCCTTAATTCCGTTATTGGCAAGCAGTGCGATGCTCGCCGCAGTGTCCTCCAAGGACACTCCCGTCTGGCGTGCGACAGAACCGCCGGCCTGAAGAGCGAAAGCAACATCGGTGATCTCTGCCGAGGATGCATTTGCGGCGTTTGACAGCACATCTGCCGCCTTGGAGGCGTAATCGGCCTTGAGCCCGAACGCTTGAAGCGCGTTGGCTTGGATTTCCGCGGCCTGTCCGGCGGTAACTTGGGCGGCGGCAGCCAACTGCAGGGTGCCCTTGGCGGCGGCGATCGACTCATCCACTGAGAAGCCAGCTTTTGCCAGCTCTGTCATGGCCTGTGCGGCATCAGCTGCGGAGGTGTTCGACAGGGTCATGTCGTTGCCGAGGGCCTTGGCCGTGTCGCGGAATCGCTGCATGACATCCGTGGAGGCCCCGGTAACACCCGAAAGGGTGTTCATGGTCTTCTCGAAGTCCAGGCCCTTGGTGACAATCGCCGAAACACCGCTTGTGGCCAGGCTCGCAGCTTTCGTCATCGCGTTGGCAGCCAAATTGCCCACCGCTGTGCCAGCTGCGACGATTCCCGTGGTACGCAAGGAGTTGGAGAACGAGTCGCCGAACCTACGCCCCGCTAAGCCGCCTTCACGCCCCGCGGCATCCGAAGAGCCGGAAAGTAGTTGAGTTACACGGCTACGTATGGGCCTCGGCGCCTTGTTGATCGAGAGTTGGGCCGTCTCGGAGCGCTTCTGGGCGCGCGAGAGCCCGTCTAGCTCTTTCGCGAGATCACTCGCTGCAGACTGCTGCTTGCGGAGGGCGGACGCGTGGGCTTCCGATAAGGCGGTGAGCTTTGAACCCTTGGTTCCCGCCTCGCGCGCCTCATTCAGCTTCTCAAGGGCCACCTTGAGCTTGCCTGCGGCGTCGGCTTCCTTGTCGCGAGACTTAGCGACCGTTTCGGAGATCTTTTTAACTTGATCCGCAGCGGTTTTCGCCTCGTCGGCAAGGGCTTTAGCGTATGCGGAGCCGGTCCTCTTTCCCGCGCTGACTGCCTGCTTCTGGACGTTGTCAAAGAGCTTGCTGATGCCCCTGTTGACCCCATCGAACCTGACGGTGGCCGACACATATCCCGATGAAAGTTCAACAGCCATGTGTCACCTCCTAATTTCCGAACAGGTTTCGCAGTTTCTTCTCGCGCCGCTCTTCGCCTGAAAGGCCGAGTAGCTCTTTGACCTTCGAGAGGGGCGCGGCTTTGACTTTCAGGCCGGGGCGTGACTGCTGATCGCCCATATCAGGGCCGATTGGCACCGGACGGTTCCGGTTACGGTGTCCGTCCTTGGTTTTCGCCCACACCAGCCAGCGCAGCGCATTGGCGATAATCGCCAGAAGGCGGGTAGTCAGAGTCCAGCCCGCATACTTCGGGTTCCTGGACTTCCATAGCGCGCTTGTCTCTTCCGGGTGATTGACATACACCCACAGATCGCGCCAGTTGAATTCGTCAGACGGGCAGTCACGTAGGCGTAGCCCGTCTTTGATCAGGTCGTATTCTAGTGCGGTGCCATGCTTCTCGATGAGGTCGAGAAGCGCGACTATTCCCCCACGGTGACCTGTCCGGCCTCCTGCCAGGCGGTGAAAAGGTCTTCCACCTCAGTTAGGGGCAGCTCGTCGAACACAGCAAGATCGGCTTCCGAGACCGCGCCCCACTCAAAGATTTCCCACATACCCTCTTCGGGGTTCTTGCGGTTTCGCCGAATGACACCGGATGGAACGGACCCGAAGGGTTTGAGGTTGATCTTCTTTTCGACGCCTTCGATTTCCACGATGTGGACGTAGGGTGTTGCGTTTTTTGCAGCCATGAGCGCCCTTTCAAGGGGTTTGTGTGCAGCCGTAGCGCTTGGAGAGCGGCGGGGCCGCGCTCGGCTGCAGGGGAATTCGGCCCCGCCGCGTCTATTAGGAGCCCGCGATCCGCCCGTCGTCGGTGTACGTGGTCACGTATTCACCGGTGGACGACTCGAAGACCTTCAGTTCCACCTCGTATTCGATGGTGTCCTTGCTAGCCAAGGTCACATCACCAACAGAGATGACCTGCCCGTCTGCGACGCAGTTGCGGTACTTCGCGGACAGCTCCGAGTCGATGGTGTCGAACACCCACGTCTGGTGGGGCAGCTTCTTGCTGGTCTTGCGGACCTTCACCTGGGTGCCGTGAGTACCGTCAGCGGGGGTGACGGTGACGTTTGAAGCACCGTAGATCGCCTTGAGGACATCGGCATTCAGCGATTCCAGGAGGACGAATTTGAACGAGTGGTTGTACTCGGTCTGCAGCACCTTGACGATGCGGCCACCCATGTCTTTCTTCTCATCGGTGGACCGCTCCGATGTTTCAGTGATACCGTCCTCGCCGACATACCCAAGACCGACGAACGCGGCATCGAGCACTCCGTCGACACTGGTTGGGAGGGTAGTTCCGAGCGGGGCGACGAACGCGGCCCCAGCGGCGGACGGCTCTGCGGCGAAAACGTTGCCGACTTCTTCAGCCATGATGTGCCCCTTTCAGAAGCAGATCGGTGCAGCCGAGCCTTTGAAAGGGTGTATTTAGTTGTAAATTCAGGGATTTGAACGCATTAATACATCGACGGTCATCACGAACCGTCGCGTTTCGCTTTCGATGTCATCGCGGCGGGCAGGTTCCCCTGCGATGTCTACAGCGTGCACTCCGCGGCCCTTGCCGGGGAGTTTGAGAAGCCATTCACGCGTCTGCTCGATCAGGTTGTAGGCGTCCAGTTCGTTGGCGCCCCACGAGTAGATGATCAGGCGGCGCCGTGCGAGTACGCGGGCTTTGATTCCCGAATATCCGCTAGAGATTGGCGCTGAATCGATCGTGATCAGCTGCGCTGGACGCGTCTTCGGCACATCCGTCGTGACCCGGACCGGCATGTTTTCGTCCAGCCAGTCCCTGACCACTTGGGCGTGGTAGGCGAACATCAGCCAGCCTCGCCGAAGTTGTGTAGCAGTGCGTCGTGCTTGTGGTCGTACCGGATGGCTTCTGCCGTTGCGGCGATAGTTGTTGCCCGGTAGTCGCGCTTATCCAAAGGATCATCGCCTTCTACCGAGACGCGGAAACCGTCTTCCAGTCCCGCTTCTTGGTTGCAGGCGTCAGCGACCCGCTGCATCATAGGCACGCATACCTTTTCGACGATTTCCTTCGTCAATTCGCTCTGCGCCTTGCGATTCATCCTGAACTGGGCCACTATCCGGTCACCCTTTTCAGCTCAACGATGATTCCTGGCTTCCAGCCGTGGAATCCGCCTGTTTCGTCGCGTTCACCCACCACCTCGTAGGTTTTCCCGTTGATCCCAAATCGGGACATCAGATCAACGGTCATGGGCGGCATGGCGAGATCGACTTCTGCGATATCGCGCGAGGTGTGCCCGTCCGTGTCTTCAGTACGGTGCGGGGCATACGAGTACGCCTTCAGCGGCTCTGTGGCGCCGAAAACTGGGACATCGTTACCCAACTCATCCTGAGTGACCCCAGTGCAGGGGGTGTACGTGACCGGGATTCTGGCCAGCGATTCAAAGGTCACAGGCGGTGGATGATCACATTGGGGACGGGGTAGCGGTAGCTTCTCGCCTCCGCTAGTTCCTCGTCGGTGAACAAGGATGTATCGGACACCCAGTCGGCAAGACGCTGCCGAAAATCCGCGCCCGCAGTGAGGTCGGTGGACTTCGATTCGGGTGAACCGGGTTCCACCGTGAGGTGGCGCGCGACGATAGCCGCTACCGCATCTATTGCGGCCTGGGGCGGCTCATCTCGGGTGTATTCGACGACAAGGATCTCACCCGTGGCGACAGGGCACCCGTTGCGGGTGACATCTACGTAGTCGCCCTCGATGACACCTTCCAGCGTGTTCCCACAGAGGTCGGTGACCGTAACAGTGTCCCCAGACGGAGGGTCAGGTAGATGTACCCGGCCCTCCACCGTGAGTGCACGCACGGTCACCGCCCCTGCGGTCAGGGTTCGTCCGGCCTCCCGCTGAAACCTTCGAGACACCCTCTCCAGCAGACCCTCGACACGGGCCTGCTGGGAGGCGGTGAGCTCGTTCTCATCGTCCAGCCCTAGGGCATGGGCGACATCAGCGGGAGATGCCAGCACTAGCTGCCGGCCCGGTTGAAGACGAGCACGCCGGGGGCCTTGACGACCTTGCCGCCGTACACATGCAGGCCGCGGATGCGGTCGGCGAACTTGTCCTGTGCGCGCATGCCTTCGACCTCGTCAATCTGAGACACGAACGCTGCGGCACGCTGGTGGAAGAACACGGCCTGCGGCGAGTCAGACTCGGGCAGGTTGTTCGAGGTAACCACACGGAATCCGAGCAGCTTTCCAACAGTGGCGTTGCGCAGACCAGCGGTGTCGCCGGACGAATCGAAGCTGGTGAGCTTCGAATCAGCACCGACCAGCAAGGCTTCGAACTCGGCGTTCACAACCGCGACACGCAGATCGTCGTCAGGAACGTTGGCCTTGTTCATCAGCTTGCGGGCGTCCTTGACGACGTTGAACGCGCCATCTCCCGTGGTGGGGTTGGACGACCATGGCATGCCGGTGGCGTTGGCGACAAGCAGGTTGGCGATGAACTGGTCGGCGTCGGTGGCCAACGAGTCGCCGGCGGCGTCGGTGTACAGCGGCAGCAGGTTTTCGTTCGACTGCGCATTGTCGATGTCGTCGACGTAGAAGTCGAAGTTCTTCTCCTGATCGATCAGGATGTCGATTCCGGTGTCGCTGATGGCGTCTGCCGACGTAGTGCGGCTAGCCGCCTTGTAGTCCTTGACCGCCGGGGCGACCACACCGGGTATGTGGATGGTGTTGCCCTTGCGGGCTTCACCTTCGTACTTGCGGTCAACGAGGGAGGCGAACACATTCTTGGCCATGTAGCGCTCAAGAATGTAGGACGACCAGATTTCGGGGATGAAATGGGTAACAGCCATCTGACTGGCTCCTTCCTAGGCTTACTTCCCCATCAGCTCGTCGAGCTGTCCGCTCTCGCGGGCTTCTCGAATCGCCTTGGGGGACATGTTTTTGAGGTCATCACGGGTCAACTGCTTGGGACCGGTGACTTTCTTGTCTGAAGTAACCTCGGCTGCCGGCGCTGCCGCCGGTGCGGACTTCGACTTGATCGCTTCTTCGAGTCGAGCATTGAAACGCGTCTTCCACCGTTCGGCAGACTCGCGCATCTCTTCTTCGGTGCCGCCCTTGATGTCCTCAGGGTCAACTCCGGTGGTTCTGGCGACCTCTGATCGCAACCGTTCAGTGCGTTCGGTGGTCAGTTCGGCTCGGATCTTGTCGATTTCGGCCCTGGGGTCGAACTCTTTCTTGTCTCCGCCGCTCTTCTCGATGAGCTCACGCCACTTGGTGGCGTCGTCGTAGTTTTCCTTCGCGCGTTTTTCCCAGCGTCGTTCCTCAACGCGGGTGGCACGAAGTCTGTCCAGCTCTTGCCGTTCCTCGGCGGTCAAACCATCGGTTTTGGCTTCGGATTTCGGCGCCTTGGTGGCGTCTACGGTTCCTTCTGGTTCGCCCGGTTCCGTTACGGCTCCCGGCATGTCATTCGGGGTCACATCAGACATGTGAAATTCCTTTGCGTTTCGCATTGGTGGCGCCCGTACGGGCGAACCCCCTACTGGGGGAAGTCTTGTGGAGCGGGTGGCGCTACTTGTGGCGCCATCGCCGCTTCCTTGGCCCGATCCTTTTCATCTTGCGCAATCTGATCGGGTGAGTACTTGAGGATGTTCCGGGCAATTGAGCCCCACGACTCCCCTGCCGACGCCGCTTGTGCTGCAGCTGAGTACTTCTCAGAGAGGGTTACGCGGGCTGGTGCCTCGAATGACACCTCGACGTTGCCTACGTCCGCGACACCTTCGGTCTCTAGCGCCTTAACGATGATGGCTTCGAGACCGAGTTTCACTACCGCAAGGCATGCTTCACACTTGAAAATGAAGCCCTTCTCGGTGTTCATAGCGCCCTCTGCCGACTGATTCGCGCTATCGGGCATCAACATTGGCAGCGGCGTTTTCGTGGCGGCTGAGAGCTGCCTGATGTCTTCTTTCGACGCAGCTAGCATGGGATTCACGTCAGTTGTCTCGGACTCCCAAATGTCGACACCTGGAGGTAGATCCCACAACGCGCCGGGAGCCGGTTCAAAGATGGCCGCGTAGTCGATGGCGTTTCCTTTTTCATCGACCGCCGGTAGGGGCTTGTCGCCCTCCTTCTTTAGGGCGCGCTGACGGAACGCTTGCATCGCCATCGTCGACAAGCGCTGAAGGACACCGGAGTTGATACGGTTGATGATGTCTATGTGGGTTTCGAAAACCCCCGCACCGCCCGGGTTGGTGTACACAACCACAGGTGGGGCGCCGTCAGTCTCAATCAGGTCGGTCTCAGGCTCCCAACCGCCCGAGATTCTGGTCATGAGGCGCTTGGAGTTGATGTTCTGCACGTAGCAGGGGCGCGAGAACTTCTGGCGCGCACCGTTCACCCAAACGAACGCAAAGTCTTTCTCTTCATCTATGTCACGCCAGTAGCGGATCGCGGCACGTACTCGCCAAGGCTGCAGCGGATCTACTGCGGCATACATGGTTTCGGGGGAATCGGCGGTGATTATCGCCTGGCCGTCATTTCCCCGCCAGCAAGTCAGGTATGAATCACGGAAGGTCAGCCCGTAGTCGAGCCACTGCCGCACAACGGCATCCATACGGTTATCGCGGTAGATGCGTTGCGCCTGCTTAGCAGTCTCCGAGTCCGCGGAACCATCAACCGTGATTCCGTTCGGCACGATGCGATCAGAAACAGAGTCCCGTATCAGCATGCCCCAGTTGGTGCGGGACATCTTCTGGAACGCTTTCCAGGACGCTTTCGTGTTCTTCGACTGCTCCGGTAGCGGAGCGTCACCGGACACATACCGGTCCAGAAGCCGGACCCGCGGCATGTTGTCGTCGATGCGCTTGGTCAGGATGGGGAGCCATTCTTCTGGTGTAGACGCCATGGGACTCCCTTCTGTCATTTAGTAGATGCGCCTCGGCACATAAGATTTCGGTCGCGGCCTGGCCCCGGATCGTCGAGCGTCGACACATGCCGTCCAGGACAGGACCGCGGACATTGCGGCGTCGAACTTGTCCTCGAGGCGCCCGTCTTGCTTCTGTAGGATCCACAGCGGCGCTCCCTGGTCGTCAAGGAGCTTCAACTCGTGTCGGCCAGCGTTTCCCATATGCTTAATCAGCGTGTCTTGCCAGGCGTTTTTTCCGTAGGTGACGATCCCTGAGTCGATAGCTTCGACATACGCCCTGACCGCGGCGGCCATAGGCGTTTTGCGTTGGGTGAACCACTCGACCACCTGATCGGGGAACCGCGCCGCCCATGAAGCAACGGTTTCTGTCCAGTGCGGCGGGTCGCAGTACATGCGCCACACCTCATACCGAGACATCATGTCCGTGACGAGGTCAGTGACCTCGTCCTCTGGGATTTCCCAGTCCTCAGCGTTTTCGGGTCGCTCCCAGCAGCCCAAAAGCATCTGCCGTCCGGTCTCGATATCTGTGATGGTCAGCGCGGTGGATCCGCGGAACCGGGCGCCGTCGAACCCCGCGGTGACGAATGCGCCGTCCGGTATCGGACCCCACGGTTTGTCTTCGTCCTCGAAGCGCAGGGATTCGACCTTGAGCATGTCGAATGCCTGGTAGCCAGATTTGCGCCACCGATTCAGCCACACCCGTTCCCAATAGGCTTTGTCGATGCCCTTGCGGTCGTAGTCCTTTGCAATCCGCTCAAACTGGCCGACGCCCCACTCCCCTACGGGGCCGGTGGCGTCTGCGACGGCTGCGATCCGGTTCTCCACCGTGGAAAGGTCGCGGTGTTCATCACCAGCCCATCGGCGGAAGAAGAATAGGCTGGGGTCGTCGACCTCACCCTTGTCGATAGCTTCCGCTTCGGCGAGAACATCCTCTTCGATGCTGTTCTGCCCCGGCTGGCCCGCGGTGGAGGTGTACAGCGTCCACGGATCCTCAAGGGGACGCTTCGGCATGTTCTGCAGCATCGTTTCGTGCGCGTCCCGCATCCGCTGCATGAACAATCGGTGTGGTTCATCGAAGTGCTGGAAGGTGGTTCGCGCACCATCTCGAGATCCGGGGGCGTTGGATACCGCGACGACAAAGCCGTCTTCGGTTCCGTTCCAGCCCTTTCGGATGATCTTCTCTTTAGTGATCACGAACAGTTCCGCGTCAGGCCCATTTTCGAGCACATACTTGAGCACGCCGTACGCGAGCTCTTCCACCTGCTCCTCGGTGACCGCCATCATCGGAATGACGGGCGACTCCACGGGCCGGCCGACCGGATTGCCGCTGGCGTCGAACCCGTCGCACCGAACCGGTGCCTCGGGGTGCAGCTCACAGCCAGAGATCCAGGCGGCTAGCTCGGTTTTCGCCAGCCCCTTACGCACCTCAATGGCTCCGCGCTGAAACCTGCGCCGCCCCGCAAGCCGGTGCCCTTGCGGATAGATCTCATAGAGGCGGTAGATGATGCCGCGCTTCTCGTCATCGAGGCGTGCCGGCTGCCCCGATAGGGATCCGGGGCCGAACACCATCCGCTCTTCGATGAACTGGCAGACCTGCGGCCCCAATGTCGGGTAAGACAGGTCGAGCGGCGGAACAATCAGAACCGCCATGGCGGGACTATTGGACTAGCTTGAGCCGCGGATCGGAGTCGGGTTCTGGCATCGGGGCGGGGTTGGGGACGCCGCGGCGCTTCTGTCCCTTTGCCTTCGAATCCTCCGACTGCTCGATCTGCCATTCCAGCCGGCGGCGGGCCATCGGGTTTGTGCCGTAGTCGACATCGGCCTTCTCGAGCCGAACCTGAATCTCAGCCCGCTCTTTCGCTGTCTCCGCCAACCAAAAGTCGTTGTACAGCATCGCCACACGCAACAAACCGTTGATGTCCGACTCCGCATACTCGGGAGCCATCGGAGACGACCAAATATCAGCCCACCAACGCTTCGTCATCGAATGCCACGCAATCTCCGCAGGGAGCTCGGGCGCTTCAATGTCGTGATCGGCAGACAAAACAGCCCTGGTCGTCGTCTTATTGCGCCGAGCAACCAGACTCGGATCTTTCTTAGTGGGTCCAGGCATCATTAACCTCCCGTTTCGGGACTTGGACGCCCCGTTTCGGGGCCGGAAAAGCTGGGGAACCCGTACAGACCAGATTCACGGAATTACGGCCGTGAATTCGGGCGTTGGGGGTGGGGGGTGGACCCCCTGGGGGCCTGTTCTCGGGGCCTGACAGTGTGTCCTGCAGCCTTGTGGCCTTCGTCTGAACTCTTCTTGTCGCTACAGGGTCGACAGGCTGCTTGGCCGTTCTGTATGTCATGCTCTGCGCCGCCGAGTTTGACGGCGAGGATGTGGTCGGCGATTGTGGCTTCGCCTATGCATCCGGGGTAACGGATTTGGCATCGCCAGTGGTCGCGGTCTAGTACGGTCTTGCGCCACGCCTTGTGTCGTGGGTCGGTGGTTCGTGGATCGCCCTTGCCCCATCGGTGGGTCTTGTGTTGCGGGCAGCGTGTGTCACCGTGCACTAGCTCGGTGCAGTCCTTGTGGGAGCAGACCTTAGGGGCGCGGGGCATGGCCATCTCTGGACAACTGCAGTCGTGCTCGCTTCTGCTGCTGCTGCTCCACCACGGTGGAGGAGCTGACCGGCCCGTTGAAGTTGATGGTGTTGTCAACGTGTTGGCCTGTGCCGGGTTCTCCGTTGGGTATCCAGGCGTAGTCCCATTCACGGTAGGACGCGACGTTGGTTTCACCATTGAAGATGTGCAGCACATTGGTGGGGCTGGACAGGTAGTGCGTGCCTGATGGGTGTACGTATTCCTTGCCTCGTGAGCAGACTAGGACGGGCATCAGCAGTACTCCAGTTCTACGGTGGGTCCAGCCCATTGGGTGCGTGTGCCTGTGCGGTGGGCTTTGCGCGGGGCGTTGCGTGTAGGGCGCTTGGAGATGAGAGTGTCTGCGTCCTCGTGGTCTACGAGGCTGGGCCACGTGTAGGCGATGCGGTGCTCTTGGTCTCTGGCCCATGTGGTGATGGCGTCATCAATGGGCATCTCAGGTAGGGCCTCAAGGAGATCGGGTACCAGGGTGGTGCGGATGCAGTAGCCCACTGCGTGCAGTAGGTGCTCGGATACCAGCCAGGGTGAGTTGGTTTGGTCGGCTTGGGTTGTGGCGCGCCCTATGGCCCGCTGCCATAGACGCGGATAGTTGGTCCCCAGATACAGGGACACGATGTCACAAGGGGCCGCGGTGAGTGCCGCCTCGAGCTGTGTGCGGAAGTCATCTACAGGCTGCGCGTCATCCTCGAGCACCACTACCCACTCAGTAGGGCTGGTAGATAGCCACTCAAGTACGTGGCGATGATTGCCGTTACAGCCCTTAGATCCGTTGTCTAACGACAGGAACGCTGCACCAGTAGCTTCCATCAACTCATGAGCAGAAGCGGCCCGCTTGTTGTGGGCCACTATGCCGATGCGGTAGTCAGTCACGGCTGTCGAGATCGCCACTGAGGATCGACAGTGCAATATGCGCCACGCCGATGACACCCTGAGGCGATGTATCTGACGTTAGGTAGGCGTTTGTGTACCCAATCCCACTATCCACATCGGGGTCATGGCTCATTGTTCCGTAGCCAATGAACCAGTCGGTCAGAACATGGTTGGCGCCATCTACGTCAGCGATATGCGCCCTCAATGCAGCTTCGACCGCCGCGAGAGTTTCCGCGCTCATTGCAGCCTCAGAGCGGCAGGCGTTCAACCGAAGACAAGCGCAGCGTGACGGCGCTTGTTGCAGCGGCAAACCGGAACGGTTCGATGCGCTGGTTGGTCTTGCGGTTGTAGACGACGTTCGTGAAGTCCACCCGATACGTCAGCTCAGGTAGTGGCCCGATGGCTTCGGTGTTGGCGAGCAGCTTTACTCCTGGGGTGGAATCGAGGGTCTTGAGGACGCCGTCTTCCTCGATGCGTCCTATGATCGGCTCTAAACGCACCGTGGTGGGGATATCGGAGATGGTGGCCAGCACTTCCTTCACCGAAGGTGTGAAAGTGACAGTGCCGGAAATCATCTTCAGATCCGGCTCGCTACCCTCATCGGACCCATCAGAGACGATGGCCTGATAGGTGTCGGCCACAGTGAAGTACACGAAGGCTGCCATTAACCGTTCTCCCTTCGCATCTCATCAGCGAGGTCTTCTAGACGCTTATGTTCATCGGCCATCGCTTTAGCGCGGTCACCGATAGGATCGAAAGGCGGGGTGCGCCACCCACAGGAGCAGGCACCGCCCTTGCGGGTCTTGCCGCCTGGGAGCATCTGCTCGAACGTTCCGACGATGTGGGAGTTCACCCACTCCAATAAGGTGTATTGGGTGCCGTCAGGGCCGGTGATGAGATGGTCGGCCATCACACACCCCCTGCGGTGAGTTCGCGGATACGTTCCGGTGTTGTGGCCTGCCGGTACAGCTGGTAGCGGGCCTTGTTGCGTTCAGTGGCGGCACGATCAGCGTCGGTCAAATGATCACCGCTGGCGCCGGGCAGGTGGTACAGGTGATATCCCGGTCCGTCGATGAAGCGGGTTGGGCCGCAGCACACCTCAAATGCTCGGCACATCGCGTCATCGTCATACCAAGCACCCTCAAACGACTCGTCATACCGACCGATCAGTGAGAGTGATTTCCGGGAGACGACATTCACGGCGCCGATCGACTGACGGTCGCCGCGGACCTGGGTGGCCCGCGCCTCGTGTGGTGCGAGGGTGTGGTCACGCACCCACTCTGAGTCGTCCTCGGTGATCGCCATGAAACGCGAGAAAGGTACGACCAGGCCGGGAGCAGAAACAGCCTGGTCGCAAGCCCATAGGATCTGCTCTGCGTCCACTAGCAGATCGGATTCGCTGTAAACCAACACATCAGCATCGGTATACGACGCGCCCCGGTTGTATGCGGCGGAACGGTTGAATGACTCATATCCGCAGCGGCCATCATCCACCACGGTCACGGTCGCACCCTGGGTGATGCGGAAGTCGCTCCAATGCTCCAGCACCCGAACAAGGTTGGCGGGCCGGTTTGGATCTTTGCCGCGATCGCGGAATGGGATGATCACGGCAATGTTCACGCAACCGCCTTTAGTCTGAGCGCAACCTTTGTGCCAGCTCGTCGAGTAGCGCTTGAACACTCGCCTTATCGGTGCCCACAACAACGGCCCTATGCGCTTCGGCTGAGTATTCGGTCATTTCGGCGGCGGTGAATTCTCCCTCACGCCACTTGGCCTCATACTTCACTACATCCTCATACGTGTGGGCTGGCGTTTCGATTGGATGGCCCATCCACTCGCGCGACTCGTTGATCCGCTCCTGTTGAAGGTTGGTGCGGCGCTGGCGTTCATATTTACCCACCCACACGAGGGTGGTCTTGGGCAGTATCTCTAGCTTGACTCTGTCTGCGCCGAATTGTTGCAGGGCTTCTCGATACTCGGCGTCGGCATTGTCGACTTGATAGAGCACTCCCCTATGCGCATCCTTTTCGGATAGATGCTGGATGGTGAGCATCGCGACCGGAGGCTTCGGCGGAAGGGGCGGTTCCGACGACCGCTTGGAATCGTTCCTAGCCTTTATCCATCGCTCTACTTCGGCTGGGTCAACTTCCGTGCCGTCAGGGCGTTCGATGCTAACCCAGTTAGAGCGCTCGGAATACTCATCTACGCCCCACGCGTTTTCAAATGCGGCGTCTTCACTATCTTCAAAATCATAATCCAGCGAGCCGCCAGGACCGCGCGACCACACTACCCAGCGCTTGGAATCTTCTGACATGCTTCAATTTTACCGCCGCGCAGGTGCCTTCGCGGTGTTCACAGGTACTCCCCTGCGACCTTCGCGTAGCCTCGGCGCAGCCTGTCCCACTCCCCTATGGGGAGCGTCTGCGGCCCAAACGATAGGTGCGACACCACAAACCCTCTGTGGATGACTCGGGTCTGCATGTTGGCTGCGCCTTCGTCGCCGATCTTGAATCCGGGCGGCCAATCCCTGCCGGCGATATGGGCAGGCGAAGGGGTGTCCAGTAGGTCCGCGATGCGTTTGAGGGTGGGGTGGTCGAGTCCGATGCAGTTGATCGACAACCAATCCGTCGTCGGGATGACCTGGTTGGGTTGACCGGTCACATCCCGCCAGTGGGTGAGGAAGTGTGCGTGTGACATGTGGGCGTAGTCGCCGGACATGTGCACATCCAACAAGGGGATGTTCAGGTTCTCGAAGCCGCGCCAAATCAGCGGCTCCAACCATGTTGAGGCGCCGTTGTTCACGGTCAGCGCGGAGACAACGCTGCCGCGGTTGTTGTCTATCGCCTCAAGGTATTCACCGAAGCGGGCGGTCTCGAAGAACACATCGTCGTCGTCGACCTTGACGAACAAACAGTCCCGGTATTCAGGTTGGGCGTAGTGCCACCACACCTTGTTGAAGCCGGTCCAATGGCATCCGCCGTGGAAGTCGTTGCGGACGGTGATCTGCTCGCCTGTGATGGTTTGCAGATACTCCCCATCCTTGGGGTCGCGGGCGAGGTTCCAGATCTCATACTCAACATTCGGATGCTCGCCCAGGATGCGCTTGATGTACGGGACCTGAAGTTCCATGTTGGCTTTGCGGCCCGCGAACACAAAGAGGATGACTCGCAACACAACTCCCTAGGTGATCCGAATCGCCCAAGCCTCATGCGAATGCCCAACCACACACCAGTTGATGCCGGTGTGGTCGGCGTATTCTCGCCAGGCTTTCATCTCGTGGTCTTCGCAGCCGTCGTAGCCGTGCCACTCATCGAAGACGACATAAGTTCCAGGCTTGAGCTGTAGGTGTTCCAAAGCTGTTGCCGTGGACGAGTACAGGTCGCAGTCGATGTGCACCAAACCACACTCAGGGAATGTGAATCCCGGAAGGGTGTCGGCGTACCGGCCTATCACTAGGCGAGTGTTGTTGATGGCTGGTGGTTTATGCGCGAACGACCCCTTAGGGAACCCATCGCGCCAATCCTCGGGTAAACCGGTGAAGCTGTCGAACCCGATCACCGGCATGCGCTCGGCCATGATGCGGGTGGATTCGCCTTTACCCACCCCAAACTCCAAAGCAACCCCGGAAGGCCTTAAACCGACTACGTGCCGCAGCAGCGAATAGTGCTCCACGGGCGGGAAGTACGGGCCTAACTGGTAGTCCTGGACGCCCTCGCCCTCCCGGTAGGGAAAGTATGGCCATGTTGGGTGCTTGTGGCCCCAACGGTTTCCATTCGCCTCACACATCCGGGCACGCTCATGAAGCTCAAACCGGGAAGAACCTGTGCGGTTTCCCTCGCCCTTGTCGCGCGAGTAGATCAAGTTGTGCGATCCGCGGACATCGGCGAACGGCCATCGCGTCAACCCTGCGTCGTAGATTCTCTGCGACCAGTCCACATGTTCGCCGCCGTGCGCCCCATATCCGATGTCCATACCGCCCACTGTGTCGATCACTCGACGTTCGGCGTACAGAAGAACTCCACGGGGGAATCCGATGGCGAAATGCTGCTCGTCCTGGTGGGTGACGCTATGCCGTCCGCCGCTGGGCCACTGAAACGACAAATGCGGTTCCGGAGACTCGACGTAGGGCTTCCACCACTCATCCGTCGTGGGCCACACATCATCGTCAGCCAGAAACAGGTGATCGCACCCTAAATCCATGAGCTCGGCGATGCATCGGTTCTTCGCCATCGCTATCCCCATGGGATGTGGATGACGAACAACGCTCACGCTAGGAACTCGATGCAGCGGGACGCCGCGCCAGCCTTCAAGGCATAGGGGCTCGTCACTGCCGTCATCTACAACGACAATTGGCACATCAGCCGGCGTGTGCTCGATCCAATGCGTCAGCGCGTTGAGGAGAACGTCCCGCCGGTTGTGGGTGGTGATCGCTACCCCGAGCACTACTCACCCTCTTCGCAATGCGGGCAGCAGTCGTACCGGAGGCGGCGCCCGCAGTACTCGCAGTGCTGCACGGCCATCTGATCTCCCGTTTCGCCTGTACCTGTCTGGGTGGAGGTCTACGATCCCGCCATGATCAAGATCGCAGCTGCAGCCGCCGTAGCGGCCAGCATTGTTTTCGCGCCCGCGGCGTACGCGGACGATGATTCCTACCTGGACGAACTGTCCGGGCAGGGTTTTCAAGTGATGTGGCAGTCCCGGCCATTCCTACTGGCTGCCGGGAATGGCATGTGCAATGACTTACGAAACGGGGAAACCCCGGAACAAGTCGCCTCGCACTCCAACTATCCGAACGCGACACCAGCCAATCTGTTGGCTATGGCGCGATCGGCGAAACGGAACCTATGCCCGTAGGCTCACGGTCTAGCAGGTAGTCCATGCGGCGAGTACAAACCAACTCTTCATGGAGATCACCCTCAGTACGGGCTATACGTAACCGCTGCAACGCTTCTAAAATGCGGAGCTGGTTAGCGGTCAGGGCCATGGCTAGAGCCTGAACAGCTTTCGCCACCATGGGAGCTCCGGAGGGTAGCTCTCGGGATGTAGGCGGCGGTCGTACACTTCCCACTCTTCTGGGGTGCACATGGCTTTCAATCGTTGGTCATACAGCCGCGCGGCTTCAACTGGATCCAACGGCATGATTGCCTCCCAAAGGGATACGTGTTCTCAAGCTCCCGAATGCGGATCTAGGCGGAGTGAGACTTCGTCGATCCACACGTCATTCTGCACGCGCTTGAAGCGGATCGCGAAGGCGTGCCAATCGTTTGGGTTGGCAGACTTCTCGACAAGTTCCGCAAGGTGGCGAACTACATCATCAAATCCAGGGGTGGCGGCTGCATCTACCCTCTGTCGCTGAATGCTCATACCTCAATTATCCCGTGTTTCAACGGGATCAGCGGTATCTAGGACTGTGGAGGTGGTAGTACGACGGCGTCATACAAGCGCTTCCATGCGATGCATTGCTTCTCTGCGCTCTTGCGCCGCCAGAATGTCTCTCGATGGATTACCCTGCCGTAACGCTTGAGTACCGCCTCGTAGGCGTTCGGGATGCCAGGCGCTCCAAACACATTGAAAAGCTGCTTGTAGTAGCAGGCGTAGTCGTCCGGCCCGTGTCCGATCAGGGCTGTATGTATTGTGTCAGCCAGGTTGGTCAATGGCTTCTCGGTGATGTCCATACCTTCAATTATCCGGCGTTTCAGAGGAATCAGCGGTGTCTAGCGGACTCAAGTTCGCGTACGCGCTGGATCAAGGCCAACATCACGTCATGCTCGCTGTAGCGCTGGTCCCAGCACTCATAAATTGGGGTGTCACCCGCATATCCAACAAGGGTGGACCGGGATTCGTCGGCGCCCGAATAGAAGTCGAGAAGTTGCGGCAGCGTGAAGTCGCCACCGACGCAAGATCGGTTACCCTCGTCATCCACTGCGACTGAGGTGCGGAGCGCGTGCTGCAGCTGCGCCAACGTCGCATCGTTTATAGGGAATGGCGGCAGCGTGCGCCCGCCTGCCGCGCTCATCCTGGATTCCGTACGTCGTCTATCGAACCGGGACCGAACATCTTGCGGCGCTCAGTGGGCTCAACGCCCGACTGCCTCTGCGTCATCGCCTCGATGTAAACCCGTTCATACGTTGCGATAGCACGGCTTAACTCTTCATCCGATGTATCAGAAGGATCGAAAGAGAGACCGAGTTCACGTGCCCGGTCTATATGGGCTTGAGATGGTTCAGTCATCGGTCAGTTCCTCTGCCGTGAAGATCAGCGGCGCCAACTCGTCCAGCGCCTCGTCTAGGCCGCGAATTGAGAGTTCATTCAGCCACTTGTCGCACCAATCCCGTACTGGCCTCAAAGCTTCACGGGCAGAGGCGACGCCAGAAGTTTTGTCTTCCCATGAGTAATTGTATTTGGGGTGAAATGACCGATGTGCAGCCTCCACGGCTGGGTCACCACTCATGGTTGGGTCGCTCATCCCTCAATTTTACCGAGTTGCAGCGTAAGTCGCGGTGTCTATTCAGGTGTGAGGGTGTAGCTTTCACCAGTCACAGAGTCGGTGATGGTGGCTTCTATGGTTCCATTGATGCGGCGAAGACCCACCGAAAGGTGCGGCGACAGCTGCAATCTGCCCTGGGGCATGCCGTCTTCGTGTCCCAGCCACATGGTTCGGGAGGTGTGCCGGTACTCCCGGTTTTGGTAGGTGAGTACCGCCGTGACGGGTCCATCACCTTCGATACGGTATGACACCTTGTCGAACATGTGTTCGATAGTAGAACGGGGAAGCTGTAGGGGCAAGTCAGTCGAATGAAGGGCGCATCGTCTCGACGTTCAACGTCCAGCCGGACGCGTCTGTCGTGACATTGAAGATGAGGGTTCTATCACCCTCCAGTCCCTTCATTAGGGATGCGACCATGGCAGCGCCCAGCATTTCATACCGCGCACAATCATCCGGGTCCGGTGGACGCAATAAATCCAGCATCTCCACCGGGAATATCTGTAGGCCCTGGAGGTCATCGAGGACCTCCATGAGGCCATCCTGGATGGTCTCGCCGTCGGCAACGATGCGTATGTATGGGCTCATTGATTCAGTCCAGGTAGTGGTTGCAGCCGCAGTCCGCGCAGGCCGTGTAGATGAAAGTGCCGCTATACCAACCGTCATCCCCGAGTCTGAGGCTGGTTGTCTCGGTATGCCGTGAGGTGATGTGTTCACAATCAGGACATACGGCGACGCTGATTCTTGTGACATTGTCAGTGCAGGTCATACTTCAATTATCCCGCGCTGTAGCGGAAACTGCGGTGTCTAGCGGGCTTTACCGGCTGTGCGGCCCTAAGTTTTGGTGGCCGCACGCTGTTCAAGGCGTGCGGCCAGTAGCGGGGGTCTAGACGTAGCAGCCCAGGGGCAACTACCCCGCCAGCGCCCAGCTTCACAGGGAAACCAAAGTCCCTCCACTCCCCATTGGGGATAGGGCGCTTGAACTCTAACGGCGCCCGAACAGGCTGCCGAGAATGTCGATGGGGTTGGCCGCTTTGACCACTCCCCTGATCTCTGAACCGAGCTGGCCTAGTTCAGCTTCCGCGCTACCGGCGATCCTGTCGGCTGTGGTTTCCACAGTGCCGGCTGCACGGTCCCCTACTTCGCCGAGTACTTCAAGTCCGCGGTCCATGAGTTTGTCGGCGATGTTGTCGGGGATCTTCTTGTCCAATACCCGGAAGACGGCGTTACCGATAGCGGCGGCCAGGAGCGGCCAGAACTTATCGAGCATCGTTACCCATGCCCGTGGGGCGTCAGCAGTTGACTCTCGGCAATGCATCGCAGATTGATTGCCTTCATGTATTCAAGCGTCAGTCCTATGCCCGCTGACACGACGGCACACTGTGCCCAGCCGAGCCAGCGGCCCAGCTTGCTCCCCGCCATGTCCTGCGCCTGGATGCTCATTTTCATCAGGTGATGCAGGCCTAGGTCGCTTTCAGGCGCAAGGGGCATACCGTGTTTCGAGGCGAGAAAAACGGTGTCGGCGAAAGCCTGCCGCTGCCATAGATCTCCCGAGTCTTCACCGGCCATATAGTTACTCATCCCTCAATTATCCTGCGGTTCTGGACAATCTGCGGTGTCTAGCCGCACCTGTTCTGTCCAGCTTGTTGGGTCGTTCTCGGGATCTACTCGACACCCTGTAGAGCAGGGGGCGTAGCGGATACGGCCACAGGGGATGCAGCAGCGGACACGAGACAGAGGCATTGTCACTCCAGTTTTGTCTAGCCCGCACTTGACATTGTTGTCTAGTCTGCCCTAGACTGATACCATGCCATCGAGGGAAGAGATCATCCGAAAGATCAACAAGGCCGCCAAGCGGCACGGATGGGAGCTTGAGTTTGTGCGCCAGGGCGGCAATCACACCGTCTTCGACCTGGACGGACATATGGTCGTTATCGGCCGTCACCGTCAGTTCGAGATCCGCTACGCAACCATGATTTACAAGCAGTGCGAACCCAAGTTAGGAAAGGATTGGTGGAGGTGATGAAGTACACCGCCAACGTCTCCCGAGATGGCCGATGGTGGCTGATCCACGTGCCGGAAATCGACCAATACTCCCAAGCTAGAAACCTAGCCGAGGTTGAATCGATGGCACGCAGCCTAATTTCAGTCGTCCTCGAGGTGGAGCCCGACTCGTTCGACCTAGCGCAGCGCCTGGAACTGCCCCTAGTCGCTAGCCGGCATCTAGAGCTAGCCTCCAACTACCGCGACCAAGCCGCCAACGCTAACGCGCGTTCCGCGTTCGAGTATCGAAGTGCAGCTAAAGCACTAAAGGAGGAAGGGCTAACGGTCCGAGATATCGGGGCGGCGCTAGATGTTTCATTTCAGCGGGCTCAACAGTTGGTCAGTGGTTGAACCTGGCATGACGCACAACAGCGCTTAAGCGTCAGCATACCTGGAGGGTATGGGACTACGCGGACTTGTCATTCGGCGTGTTGCGCCTATTGATATTGTCGATATGCGCCAGGAGGCGCTTCGACTCCGCGAACCACTCCCCCTTGATGTGATCACTGGCGAATTCGAGATGGCGTCGGCGCTCAAGTCGGGTATCGCCCGGTTCGACCGCAAGCAGCTTGTCGTGAGGCAACTGCTCTAAACGTTTCCACAGGTGGCGCGTGGTTCCAATCTTGATTCGATCACCAAACCGTAGGTAGTAGACAACGGAGTCGTGAATCTGCCGCTTAGCGTCAATCATGGGGACTGGCGGCTTCTTTCCCGCATTCTTAATCAAGTAGTCGCGATGACTCTCGCGAGTTACCTCGGCGGCACGTGCCAGTACCTGCACCAAATGCCTACGGCATAGCGGAATGGGAAAGGTGTACATCTCTTGTGGGCTAGCTTCGCATCGTGGGTGCACACAGAAGGCGCTCTCGACAGCCAGGGGTCGCGGGGCCGCTCCGACATACCCGTTCGCTCTTGAGTTTGGTTGCATCAGGCACTCTTGCGTGATTTACGGGAGGATCGATCATGGTGCGCGTGTAGGACATCCCCGAGTCGATAGAACTTGGTCCCAGAGTCTTCATCCTCACTACATGGCCTGACATCACCACGCTTCGCCAAGAGCCGCAGGCGATCCCGGTTTAGCCCATTGCCAATCGGGCCTAATCTACTTGCGATGGATCCAATGGTGGAGAGTGTCACAATGCTTCGATTGGCAGCTTCAACACGCGCCCTGTCAATCACAACCTCGTCGTCGGCGGGGATGTCTATCTGTCGCCAGCACTCATCGACAGCGGCCTTGATGTCCTCGTAGGCTTCTTCTGAACCCTCAGTGAGGGCTAGGGCGATCATGTTGATTCGTAACCACTTCGCCAACGTGATGATGTCGTTGCCCTTATCCCACACGATCGCTCGTTGTTCGCATACCAGCCTCACCCACGTACCTAGGCAGTTGTGCAGTACGTCAGCGGCGTTGTGTGCCCCGATATGGATGGGGACCTGAGACTCAGGCTTGGGCCTTCGGGACATACTCAACCCTGGCCTCTGGATGCGGGCCTGGCGGGTGAGGGTGACAGACAACTCCCCGATCATGCGGGGGATGCTGGCCAACTCTTCACGGAGCTTGTGTTGGGAATTCTTGTCGAGAAAGAAGCTGTCAGAGACGGACATTCAGGCACTCACCCGCTTGGCTATTACTGCAATCGCAGCGTCGGCGACTTCGGCGAGATTGAAGCATCCGCTGAGCACGTAGCTGTCGCCTTCGTTGTGCTCACTAGGGCTGATGTAATCGATGTAGCCCCGATCGTCCATCTCGCGCTGACTTCGCAGGCAGTCTGCAATGGCGTCCTTAACCTCGGCCCTGAGTTTCGTTTGATCAATCTCGCTCACAAGGCTTCTCCGTTCGACGATGGATCGTTGGTGGGCCACATGTTGCTCCACACCGCGCGCCAGGCTTCTACGTCGGCTCGGAACTGCTCGCAGTCATGGGTTGAAAACCCCTCCGCCCAGCGGGCAAACCCGCAGTCTGGGCATTGCGTTTCAGCGAGCACCCTCCACCTCCAGTGGATCGTTCTCTGCCATATAGCGTTCCCAGGCGAGACGGCGAGTACGGGTGACTTCTCGCTGCTGCGCTTCGTAGTACTGGGAGCCCCATCCCGTCTTGCAGTGTTCGAGGTCTTCGGTCACTATCGGCTCGCAGCACTGAAAGTCGCATGCCGGGCTGCACATGGTCATAGACCGGTTTCGTTCATTCGCTTGCCGCGCTTAACCAGCCCCTGGAGTACGTCATACCACCAGCCCGTATCGTCCTGCTGTAGGGCCCATTCCGCTTTACGGCCCCATGCTTCTATCTCGTCTTGCAGCTCTTTAACGCGAGTGTTCAGCTGGCGATTCAATGTGTCGGTCACTGTCATTCATCCTCTGCGGTAAGGGCTCTATGGATTTCATCGGCCAAATGCGAATCATGCGCCCACCGCGCATCGTCCTCGGCGGTGCCGTCATAGAAGCACACGCTCGTCCACTTGCAATCACACCGCGACTCCCACGCTTCGGGTCCTACACATGAGACCTCGCCTCGATGCTCTCCGATGACGTCGGCGATGATTTGAATATCTAGCACCGGTATCTCCATACCCTCAATTATCCTCCGTTTCAGGACAAGTCGCGGTGTCTAGCCCGCTTTCCTTTCCTGGTTCCACCTACGCCTGTCCTTCAATGACAGCTCACCCCACAATCCCCACTGTTCTTGGTGGGATACGGCGTACTCGCGGCACTGGATCTTTACCGGGCAGTCGTGGCAGATGGCTTTGGCGAGTTGGCATTCTCGGCTGGCGCCGCGCTCCGGGTACCAGAGGTTGGTGTCCATGCCCTTGCAGGCTGCGTGGTTCTGCCATTCAAGCTCCCATATGGGTAGCTCTAGCCTGCCGAGGATTTCGGCGAACTCGGCTATCTCGGGCATCAGCTTGCCCTCCCCCGCTTCATCACCATCCGCTCATGGGCGGTGACCCCACCGAAAATCCCGTACTCTTCATTAGCTCTGAAGGCGTATTCCAAACACTCGGCAGCGACCGGGCATTGAGCACAAATAGCTTTCGCGGCTTTGGTCATCGTCCTCCCGGGACTCCCCGGGGTGGGATAAAACAACTCGGGATCCGTCTCGGGGCAAAGAGCTTGTTCCGTCCAGGGCTCGTGGTTGATGGACCACATGTCGGCGCCACCGTCTATGATTCTTGGTCCGGGGTGAATGTTTCTCACTAACGCCTCCAACGTGTCTCATGCGGCCAATGCCTTGGTTTCCCTAAATCCCCCTGCCCATCCATGGCTATCCATCTACAGGGATGTCCTTCTGGGGCACTACAGTCCGGGCACACCCGCTCGGCAGCCCCGGTTTCGGTGTATGCCGTAGGTTTCCGCCGGCTACCCGTGTCTTGGTAGTCAGTCATGAGACCCACCAAAGGCGCCACGCCTCTCGCTGCCAATCAACCCCCGCGAGTTGGGGAAAGACTTCTCGATAGTCGCTAGTCCAGAAGCGATCTCGGGACTTGATGCCCAACCGAACCTTCGACACCTCTTCGATAGCACGGTCTATAAGCTCATTCATTCGGTCACCGTCCAGCCAGACACCCATTGAGCCTTAAGGGTGGTGTCTTCATATTCCGCTACATCGCCTTCGGCCAGTTCGCGAGCGCTCTTGTTGGGGTGGAAGTTCCACACTTCGTGGTACGGGGTCATGTAGGAGCCGTCTGGAAATACAGCAGCCCACGTCCGGTTGAGTCCTCCAAGGGCTTTATCCACCTCGGCGGCAACGTGCGCCGGGTAATCGAGGCCACCCCATACGCATGAGCAGTACTGCGGGCCGGTCACGGTTCCCGGCAAGAGTCGGTGCTTGCGAACCACTTCCGCTATGAGCTTCTGTGCGTCCGAAGGTTCGTTGCTCATCGGTACCTCCGCAACTTATCGGCTTCGGCCACCGAGTTCAGGCAACCACCCATGGTGTTGACCATTCCCTCAAGGCCCTCTATTTCGGCCTCTAGCCTCCACGAAGATGATCCAGGAACGAGACGACGCACTACGGGAAGTGGAACGTGCTCAGCACAGATGAACACTTCAACAGCTGGTCTGTCGCAGTGGTCTACGAGGTGGATGGTGACCATGAAGTCCGCGGGCCTGTAGCAGTCTTGGCATGGGGGTGTGCATTCGATCTTTAATCGGGCTAGGAACGCCGTGGGGGTCTCTACACTGGTTCGGGGTTGTAGTGACACCACTGGTTGCGGTTTGGGCTGTGTGCGTTTGAACCAGGCGGTCATAGCGGCATCACCTTGAACACCGCCGCCGTCACAACGCCACAAGACTCGCACGGTGCGTCCATGTCCTCGGCGATGATGGCCAGCAGCTCCTGCTTGTGCGCATCGCAGAAGTGCTGCACACCAACGCTGCAGGTTTGGGTCGCCCAGTCGGCCAGATGCAGCCGGATAGCCCACCTAGCCTGCAAGCTGCATTCAGGCGCGATGAACTTGTACGGCTGCCACTCACATCCCCTCGCTGGCATCTCTCCTACGAGTTCTTTGATGTCTGTTATGGCTTGGGTAGTCACGATGCCGACCTCCTTTGGTTTGTGGCGTCGTGGACAAGCTGGAGATTTGGGATGGGCGTCTTGCATTCGCAGTCGGTGACGCCGGAATCGTCAGGGAGGTCGATCCATCCGCTGCCGCCGCAGAGCTTGCAGTTGCGTCGCCGCTCGGCCGCTGCTGCGCGTGCTGCCTTCTCTGCGATTTCGGCCTGGAGTTCCTGTGCCTTCTCGGCGTCTTTGACTCGCTTGCAGCCCCGGCAGTTTTCGTCTTCGGGATTTCCGTAGGGGTGGCGCGCGCAGCGCGGGGCTGACGTCGACTCGGGCTCTGGTGAGGTTCCCGGTTTTGGTGACCCCCCTAAAGATTCATTCTGAGGAACGAAGAATGAATCTTTCGTTGGGGTTGGGGTTGGGGTTGGGTTGTCGTGTTCCGCCAGCGTTCCTGCAGCGTTCCGAACACCGTTCTTCCCGCGTTCCGAACGCTGTTCCGAACTACGTTCTGCCGCCTGCCTAGCCTTCCAGGCCTCCTTGCGCGCCCTAGCTTTCTCGGCCTTCTCCTCGATTTCCTGACGCGAAAACTGGAACTTCAGGTAGTCGTGGATCAGGTACTCATCGCCGCCAGGTTCGCCGCCGTCTTCGCGGGAATGACATTCCTCGCATCCATGGCCACACTCGTGCCAAAGCTCTGATGCCATCATCCATTCGATGACCAACTTCACCGCGTCATCACCATCCACCCCGACACCGAAGGAATCGGATTGACTAGTGGTGATACCGATGCCGTCGAAGTCAAGGAAAAGTCGAGCCTTGTTCTTTTTGAAGAATCCGTCCGTTAGGTTCCGGTTACAGAAACCCATCGCCGCGAAGTGCAGCGCCACCCCCAGCGGTCCGACTTCGCTGAACTTGTCGTTGTCGTAGAAGTCATCAGAGACGCGTATCCAGCCCATCTACACCGCCTCCTGGTCATTGAGACGCTGCGCAGCCATCCGCCGCCATGTGTCTTTCTGATCAGATGTGAGCAAATCCCAGCGCAGCCAAGCGGGCGAGCGCTTCTCGTAGAGTTCTTTCGCCAAGGAATCCAGACGCTCGTCACTCATCGTCACTCCTCTCAAATCCCCCACAAGGGCAGTACCGGTAAAGAGGCTCAAAAGAACCAGGGATAGTGGCTTTACAAGTGCCGTAGTGACGTTGATGCTCATCGAGATCGTGGCCGCAGGAACAGAGGTCGGTCATCGCTCCTCCGAATCAAGTTCAGCCGCAGCATCGGCGGCGATCTGAGAGGCCCTGACGATGACGCCACTGAATGTGAGTGCGTCCTCCGGGCTGAGCATGGTCTGTCCGAATACATCAACGACTCCGCCTTCCCAGACGGTCACCTCGCCAGTCTCAACGCTGTCCCAGCGCGCCATGATATTTGGAGCCCCCGCCACCGCAGGAATGAATTCATCCGGTTCCGGTAGTTTTACTACTGCGTATCCATTGGCCTTGAGTGCCGCAAGGATGGCGTCGGCATGCTTCGCATCCCATTTCGCGAGTAGGTCCTTGATCATCCGCCTTTGTTCTGGCGTGTGCTTACTAACGTCAGGTGCTAGCGCCTCGATAATCACTTCCCTCGCACTCATTTTCTCGCTCATGCGCATTCCTTCTTGTCTTCAACAAACCCTCCGCAATCACAAAGGGTCACACCGTCATCCAAAGCCCCGTAACACTCAGCTGCTTGACCGTTATGTTGGTATCTCTGATGACCACAACGGCAGAAGTGGTAGGTAGGCCAAACAGTCACGCGCCTGCCCCCAATCCGAATAGCCCTTGCTGCACCGGCTTCTGTAGCCGAGACACGATCAGCGGCATGTAGTCGGCCTCGCGTTCGATGGCGATACACTGCCGGTCCTCGAGGACGCATGCCTCGGCGGTCGTACCGCTGCCGGCGAACGGCTCCAGCACCACCGCTCCGACCGGGGTGACGAGTCGTACGAGCCAGCGCATCAGCTCCAAAGGCTTGACCGTGGGATGCTGCAGACCATCGGCGTTGGGCCGCTCCGATGTTGGCGCCTTGGCCTCGTAGCGGAACACGGGGAAGAACCGAGAAGCGCCGCCGCTGTCGCCGTATGTGTCGGCGGGCGCGAACGTGCGGGCGTCAGCGCCGTAGATCGTGCCGCCCGCTCGCGGCTGACGATCGGTGCCCGCACGCATGGTTCCCGAGTGCAAGACGCCCGTCTGCCGATCGAGTGCTTCGGCCTGGTGTTCGTCGAGGACGACGTTGGTTGGCCAACGGCCCAATTCTTCGGATCTGGCCACCGATGCACGACTTCGCTCGGCGTTCGCCGCCACCATGTCGGGGTCGTCCATCCAGGGCCGGTGCCAGCCGTCTTTCATCCGCTGGCCGCGCGTAGTTGAGCCGCCGCCGAGTTTGTCCCCGGTGGGTATCCGGCAGGCGTCGATGTTCAGCGCCCCGGTGCCGTGCTCGAGCACGTTCGCGGCCACGGTGCCCGCCAAAGGTTTCCGCGCAACGACGATGGGCTCGAATGACGGCTTGAGTGCGGTACCCCAGCCCTGCCACTGTTCGGCGGCGTCGGTGGCGGGAGCGGTTTCCACCGAGGGCGCGCGCTCCACGGGGTGGCCCATGTGTCCCGCAGATCGACCAGAGGCCGCCCCGCCGTTGTAGGTATGCCCGTCGCCGTAAGTGCGCAGTCCGATCACTTCCCGCTCGGCGCCCGCTGCCTTGTCGATGGCCTTGGACACATCCAGCGACTTCGGAAACCCGGAGCCGTACAGCCATGCGATGCTGTCGCGGATCTCGAAACCTGCGTCCTCGATTCCGCTCGAGAGCCGATGCCAGGTGCGCGAGCCGCCGAACGCCAGCAGGTGCCCGCCGGGCTTGAGGATCCGCAGGCACTCGGCGGCCCAAGCGGTGCACCACTGCTGGAATGCGTGCATCTCCACGGCGCGCACATTCGGGAAGTGCCCGCCATCCTCACATAGGCAGACCGCCACCTTCGCGGTGCCGTCCCGCCGCCCCCGGCGCGTGCCTTTGCACACCAGGCACTTCGGATTTGTCGACCCTGTGAACGTCGGACGCGGTAGTCGATTACCCCCGTCGGTGTAACCACTATCGCTCAGGCCAGCATCAGCATTGATACCAGAATCGCGCCAGGGCGCGTCCCAATCACGTCCCATGAATTCGAGCCCATAGGGCGGATCGGTGATCACCGCGTCGACACTGTTGTCCGGAAACATCCGCGCTGACCGGTACTCGAGATTCCAGTCGTATCCGTAGTCGTCAGCGCGCAGCACGCCGAGGCAATCCCCGCGGTGCAGCGTGACCGATTCGTCTTGGTAGTAAGGCTTCACGCCGACCTCCCCAACGCCCACTCCCCCGAATCAGCCCACAACGCCAACGCACACATAACCTGTGCCGCTACACCCGGATGCCAGGCGCAGAAGTCCACACAGTCCCCCAGTACCTCCAAGTGATCCTTGGTTCTCAGTGACAGGATCAACTCGGTGGCTTTACGAACCAAAACGTTTTCGTTGCCGCAGAACTCGTAATCCACCTCTGGAGGCCCTTCAGGTTCAGGCATCGGCTCAGCCTTATACCGCTCGATCTGGCGGTCAGTCACATTCAGCCGACGCGCTACCTCTGTCCCGGACAACCCCTGAGCGGTCAGGGCTTTCGCCGCCACCACACGATCCGGTTTCGACAACGACACCGGATAACCCTGAAGCGCAGCATCCACATTCAGCGGATCAAACGTTGCCCTCACGCCGCACGCTCCTCACGAATCGACCCATCGTCGGCAAGCCACACCCAACGCTCATGCCGGTAAAACACACGCTCAAAAGCAGGCTCCTGCCACTGGGACACGATGAACCCCAACTCGATAGCCTTCCCGCGCTCGCGTGTCTCAATGAAGGAGTGGCAGCCACGGCATATCGCCAGCCCATTGGAAACCCGGCTCGTCGACTCCTGTCGGCTACCACCCCTGCCCCGCGGGCGACGATGGTGATACGACTCCACCGTCTGCACGCACACGTTCGGCCACTGCACCTCACACTCACCCAAAGACCTCTGGAACATCAGCTCTTTGGCTTCCGCGGTGAACTCGCCGGCCCTAGGCACTAGCGGCCTCCTGCCGCTTCACCTCAATGGCATGAGACTTAATCAGATCACCCAATACGGTCGGGTATCCATCAGCATCCACAGTCGGCGCGGTCGCCATCCGGTGGCCGGCAACCTCTTCAAACAGCGCCTTGAGGTCATCCATGGAATTGAGGGCTAGCGCCTTCTTGCGGTACTCAGCGACCGTGGGAACCTTCTCCCCGTCAGAAAGCCATTCGCTGATCTGCTGCGCCAACTCCTCACCCGGGAAAGGGATCACCGCTTTGGAGAGGGTGTGGATTCTGGACTTGACCACTGTCAAGGTGTTGTCGTGGTCCAGGTCCCCCACTAGGTCGAACTCGTACTCGATTCCGTCGCGCTGCTCAGGTTTCATACCGACCTTGCGGGGAACCTTCTTACCGCGCTCGTTCTCCTCAATCACATACTCCGTTTTGGAGCGCATGGTCACAACCACATGCCCAGGGAATGCGACCAGGGCGTCAATCATGCGGCGCTCTTCGGGGCGCACTTCCTTCCAGCCCGAAAAACTGTTGCCGTTCCTAGACCTTCGGTCTGCCTGCTCGAGCATCCCGTCCACGCCCATCCAGTAGTGCGAGAGGGAATCCACCACCACGCAGCCGTACTCGGCGCCGGCCGCGGTCCCTAACAGCTCGACAAGCGAGAGGGGCGCGAAGCTGTCGGGCTGCACTGTGTCGAACTGCCAGCCGTTCAGCCCCACATACTTCGATGCGCTCCCCCGCTCGGTGTCTACGAACGCAACCCGATCCGACAAGGCGGTTCCAAGGGCCAGCGCCGTGTAGGTCTTGCCGCTGCCACTAGGCCCCGACAGAGCGATCCGGGCATGGGAGGCTTCCCGGGTCGCTGGCTTGAACGTGAGCGTCACTGTTCAACCTCCACGTCAATCACGGCAGCATCCAACGCGGCGGGGCCTTCGAGTGAGAACTTCCCGCGGGCCAATAACTCCCGGATCACCTGCTCTGTGTGCTCGGTCGGTTTCACGGTCACGTACGGGTTGCCCTCGACCAGGACGATGAGCGGGGTATCTCCGTCGGAGAGCTCACCGGCCTTCTTGAGTTGAGCTAGGAACGCGGGCCTAACCTGCTCGACGGTCTCCACCTCGTCCGGGTGATTAGCCTTCACCCACCTCAGTAGGGCTTTGTCGTCAACAACTTTCGCGTCAGTCCTGACCGACTTCACCGCTCTACCTACAGGCAATCCGTTAGCGCGCCCAACTACCGCGTCCCCAACCTCCATGGAATCCACAAGGTAGGAGCGGCCCTGGTTCTCTTGATCTTTAAGCGCCTTACCCAAGAGGGCGTACATCGCTACATGCGCCACAGCGTCACGGTTATCACTCATCGCGGGTTCCCCTTCTCGTCGTGCTCGTCATCTACCCAAAACCAGTCAGGAACAGAAGGACCAGGATCAGACAGACGCCGGTAATCGGTAGCGAGCCAATCGGACATACGGACACCACGACTCATGACGGGACCTCGACATACGGGCCGTACCGTTTGGATGGCTCCGCTTCAACCCATTCACCGCCGGGGACGCTCGTCCATGTCAGCTCTAGATAACGCCAGGCCTGCCCATCAAACTTCCACTCGCCCAGCTGCCGGTCCTGCCACCGTGATCCCTGCTCGTCTACCCCTAGGCGGTCAACAACACGGGGTGTGCGAGCGGTCGTGCAGCAATCCGGGCAGTCATCGGCACAGTCGTGGTCATACTCTCGGAACACGCAGCCCATGCACTTGCGGCCATCGCAGTTACCGCAGTATTCCGGGTCTTCTGGCTCCAGGTAGTCGTCCCTGCGGGATACCCGCCCAGCGGCAAGGTCATCCAGTCCACGCGCCAGAGACTCGCCCGGTTCCTGTTGTGCTGTTGGGTCGGGCCGAGGCACAAGCGGTTCTTCGCCAGGCTTGAACCAGTGCAGACCCGTTTCCGGGTCATACTCGGTGCCCTCGTACTCCCTCGGGTCGTAGATGACAGGCCAAGAGTCGGCGTCGTTCTGCCGTAGGTATTCCCATTCCACCTCGGGCCATGTCAGGTTCTTGTAGTTCCACGCTGGTGTCCCGTCCGAGACTGTAAGTATCCGAGTCGCAAGGTACTTCCCGTCTGGTCGTCGTGCGATGGTGTCAACAGGTGGCCCCTCGGGGATGCTGTTAGCGGCAACAAACATCTCATCAACGATCGGAAGCCAGTCATCTACACGATCACTCCAGCCCTGCGAGGCGCCGAGGGCAGCTGCTATAGCCATCGCTTTCCGCTGCGCCTCAGTTGGTTCCAGCTTCACAACGCCACCACCCTGTAGCCCTCTTCTGACAACACCTCACCGATACGGGCCATCACAGTCCCCGCATCACCACCCAACGAAAGCTCTTCCTCGATAGCGTCTTTAAGAACATCCTTGATGTAGTCGCTCATGACGCCTTCCTCAACACAGACGCGATCCGATCAGTAGCTTCACCAGCGAGGCGTTCCCAATCCTTCTCGCCGTACCCGAAATAGATCTCTTCCAAGCAACTCTTGAGCGCCCCGCGCTGCACATCACTTAACCCACTCATTTGCATGTCCCCTGCCCATTGGGCTCAATACCCCTGGAACGCAACACTTCATCACGCCTGGCCATAACCTCGGCAATAGAAGCGGACACATCCACACCACCACGGCCGGCTAGGTCTAGATGCTTGAGCATTTCCGCGCACATCAACAACACCCGCGCATCAGCCTCGTCATGATTGATCGTGTACCTAGCCATCGAATTGCCGCCGCTCCACTAATATGCGGAGTCGCTGCGACTCACCCTCTTTGGCTACAGGGCTATCGAGCAGGTCCGCGAATTCATCCGGGCCATATGTGCGCGAAGGGAATTGAACCTCTAGGCCCGTGGGCTTGTCCCCCTGGTTAATCTCGTAGAGTCCGTCGCCCAGCTTAGCCTGCCGCTGATTGATTTGGCCTGTCATTATCCAGCAGTAGGCATCAATTCGCCGGTAGAGCGGGTATGCCCCGGGTTCCACACATACCGTTGTGCCTAGCGGATCGTGTTGTGCATTGGGGTCAATCGGATAGACCCGAAATCGCAGGATCTCCACGGTGCCAACCCGATTCCATTCAGTCTTCATCGTCCGCATACCTCCGCATATACGGGAGTGGTTCAGGCTCATAGGTAGAGGGATGCTTTGAGAGCCTGGCGATTTCACGGCGCAGCCGCAGATTCTCTTTGCGCCATTCCCGCTTATCGGATGTCTGCCACGCGACCATCAGCAGCGTTATGGCTACCATCAGGACGTAAAAGATTTGTTCTCTCACGACTTCCTCGCTAACCGGACGACTGCTGCAACATGCACTGCTGCGACCGTCCTGTAGTTGCAGTCCCCAGACTCCAAGCGCGCCAGGATTTCGCGTCCGTAGCGGTCCCACACCAACTCTGGGGATGCATCCGCTAGTAGGTCCGCAATAACCGCTAGCTCTTGGTTGAGGTGGTCGTTGGCTGTCGCAAAGAGCTGGTCGATTGAGCTCACGTTGTTCATCGCCCACCTGCCGAGTACCACAGAACGACCATGAAAAACACTGAGAAGGTGAGCAGCCACCCGATAGCGGTCCAGTTCTTGACCTGGTTACGGGCCTGCTCCTTCTCGCACGGCCTGCATGGGTGGAACACTTGGTGTGCGTGGCAGATTGGGAACGTGAATAGCTCGCGCATCAGTCCTCCCAACCGTGCACTAGTGGGGACTGATAGCCGGGACGATGCGCGGTTTTCCAGCACTCCCACATCGCCCACCCGCCAAGCCCAAGCCCGCCGAGAATGACCGCGAGGAAGACGATCGCGCATATAGCAATGAGTAGGGCGAACATCACGCCGCCTCCCCTTCTTCATCTTCGGAATACTCGGGGCCATCTGATTCCCATGCGAATTCGCATCCATGCTTGATCTCGGCATTCAATGCCCGTGGGTTGACCTTGAGTTCAGCGCTAAGCGCCGCGTAGGTCTCCAGTTCACACTTGTCGTACCGCCACAACACCGACTCCCGCTCATGCTCAGGGAGTTGATCGCGGACTATTGCCAAGTTCGCTTTAATCTCAAGCAAGTCCAGATTGGCGTTCAGGTCGACAACGATCTGCTGAGATGCCTCTTGGGGGGTCATTCTGAATCACCCGATTCTTCCTGCACGATTTTGATCACTTTGTCGCGCAGATCCTTCGGAAGTGCCGCAAACCTTGCCTCCAGGAGCTCACTGCGCATGCGCTCGACCACCGTTTGGTACTCGTCCCAGTGCTGCTTCGCGACCTGCTCCAATGCCTTTCGCTCGATGTCATTTTCAGCACCCACTCCGACGTTCTCGCCGAAGTTGTTGGCCAAATGACGCAGGCAGAAGACCCGGTTAATCACCTGCGGCGTATGGAATCCAGCCTCTTTCGTCTCTACGTCTTTCACGACTGCAACCGGCTCCCCGCATGCAACTCGACTCCTGTTCCTAGAGTTCGTGCAAGCGATCCCATCGCCCGGCTCCCAAGCCCGCACTAACCGCTCCCGGGTGCCCCGCCTTGCTGTGTATCCAGTGCTGTACCACTCACTCATGCTTCTCGCCCTCCCTTGTAGTAATCAGCGAACCGCTTCAAGAGGGTGATATGTGTGGGACAAAACCAGATGGCGCTGTATGCCAACACTTGTCCCGCTACATACGGGTCGATGTTCGCTTTTTTGGTGAGCGATACCCCGGTGTTGAGAACGCCATCGATCGTGGGATCAGCATCCAGACTGCGGCACACTGAGATGCCGTACTTTTCGGCTAGGTCTTGAGCTGAGTCCGCGTGGGCTGGTGGAGCACACGAAACCGCTAGGACTGTTACGGCTACCGCCGTGATGGATCTATGCTTGAACACGCCACACCTCCAAGGTGTTGGTTGCAGTGGCGCTGGGGCGGTCGTCCGCCAAGATGTCCCGCCCCAGCGTTCGGGGGTTATTTAGTTATTGAAAGCTCTACGCCGACTTAGGTTCAGACGGCAAGGAAGCGAAGAATGCATCGAGTTCTTCCTTGGGGTACAAGGGAACCGAGCCGTCGTACCGCGGGCAGATATGCCCCAAGCGCTTGTGTTCATCCAGCTTGTAGAGGCTGATACCGAGGTATTCGGCGGCTTCTTTACGGTTGTAAGAGAGCTTGGTCATGCCGTTACCCCCATCAGTTCCGATGTCTGCGCCAACTTCTTGCGGATGAACTCGATTCCACTGGGCCACACAGATGTAGTTGCGGTGGGCACGGTCTCGCCCGTCTTGCGGTTGATGAACGTCTGGGGTGTGACCTTGAAGTGGTGCTCGTAGCGCTGGTACGGGAGGTTGTTCTTCTGGAGGACACCGGACTTTCGGAGCTCGGCCATCATGATGTTGCGGCCCCAGCCGATCATCTTGGACACCGCTAGGAATGAGTAGGTGCCGTCAGCGTCCATGAGTTCGTCGTAGAACTCAGCCTTGGGTTCCAGTTCGGCAACCTTGGCTTCGGCTACGCCTAGCCGGGCTTCGGCCTCGATCACCCACTGCGCGAGTGTTGAGCGATCTGGTAGGGCGATGTTGGATGCCTGGCCGTACTGGCCGGTCTTTCGGATTGAGGGAAGCACCTCATGGGTGAGCCAGCGCTTGAATGGCTTCACCTTGGGTGAGCGGCTGATGAGTAGGAGTGACCAAACCCCCGCCTCGGTGACGGCGGTCATGTTCTGCGGACCGCCAAGGGTGTCCACGACCACGGACACCCTTTCGTCAGCGTCGAGCTGCGCGACAGCATCGCGATACTTGGAGATACCTACGGCGTCACAGATGTCACGTCCAATCCATAGCGGTTGGTCGGTGAAGACGTGCCGGACGTTGGAGTCCTCGAACATGTTGGAGGTGGCCACCAGGCCTGCGCCCTTGGTGTTCTTATCGAACGTCGCCATCTGCTTCTCCGGTGTGTGGTGGGTTAGGTGCCAGTGCTCACCGCTCGGGCATTCATAGGGATAGAGGTGCGGCTTCTGTCGCCCGTATCCCGCGTACCTGCGTCGCTGCGCTTTCTTGGCTTCCGCCTGCGATCGGTAGCGCCCCTTCTCTGGAGTTGGGCACTCAGTCATGCCGCCCTCTTCGGTCGGGTCTTGCGGGGATCGTCGAATAGGTCATGGAACTCAAGTCCCCATGCGTCAAGCAGTGCGTTAACGAAGTCTGGACCCGGACGCGCATGACCGTTCATCACGCGCCACGTAGTGCTCTTGTTGACACCGATATCCCGAGCCATGGCGGCGTAGTCGGCCAGACCACGTTTCTTCATCTCCCGCTTGACGCGCCCCATCTTGATCGCGAATCCGCGAGTCATAGCAGGCCCTCCTGATGATGTTTCCGATTGGCATCCGGTTTCTTCCCGGCAACTCAGACCATACACCGCGGGTTGCCGACACGCAACTAGTTTCTATACGGCAACTTTGGAGAATTTCTACACCCCCTAGAAGCGGCGAAACCACTCCTCGACGTGCCGAATGACAAACGTGCAATTTAGGTGCAACCATGGTTGCGTTACCGCAACCGGTGGAGTTGCGTCAACCATGGGCTTACGCTGCCGATATGGGAAACAGGGAACTGATCGGGTGGCTAGACGCGAGGATCGCAGAACGTCATACGACCGCAGCGGCAGTCGCCGAAGCGGCAGGTCTCAACAAGTCCACGATCACCAAATGGCGAAGGGGGCAGCGGCCCAATCCTGTGGACTTGCGGGCTGTCGCCGCTGCATTGAAGTCCCCAGTCTTAGAGGCATTCCTTATAGCCGGATACCTGCACGCATCCGACACCGAGAACGTCGTGGAGGTAGACCGCCCATTAGCCCATCGCTCAGATGACGAGCTGCTGGCCGAAGTAACCCGCCGATTAAAGGAGGTACGCAATGTCGTGGAAGCTGCACCGAAGCCGGATGCATCGTCGGAAGGCCACGAAACCGAGGAGGCCCCGTACGACCCCAAGCATGTGCCCGTGAACCAAGCAAGGCTGGCTACAGGGGAACAAGACGCGTCCGGGAGACCCACACCCAGCCGGCGGCGAGCGCGAAAATAGCGCCGCAGCCCAACGCTGGAACCCACACAGCCAGGCTTGCCGTCATAGTGTCCTGAACTTCACTCGGCATAAACGCGGTGGTGATGCGGGCAAGGCAAGCGAGGATGCCCGATGCGGTGGCGGTCATGTATATCCCTGCTATTCGCCTGCTTGGCCGATGTTTCCACAGTGGCACCAGTGAGCGCATGGCGTAGATCAGGAAGTAAATCAGGGACGAGCACAGCACTAGCCAGAAAGCTAGGAACCACCCATCCGTAACGGGCACGCGAAAGATATCGGGATGATAGACACGCACGCCGCCCCCCAGCGCGAAAAGGGGCAGCAATGTCGGGATGGTGAGCGTGGCGGGCACTTCCACGAACCGTCGGAACCTGTCACCGCGGTCAATGTCGAGGTGATGTAAGGCGTCCATCACAACAGCCGTTGCGGCCAGAACGTACAAATCCAAGCCGATGTAGTCCTCTAAATTGTGATGCCCCGTGGCGCGGTGCAACCAGTGTCCGATGGTCGCGGAGGAGATCGGGCTCATCAACGCCACGGCACCTCCTTGCATTGCAAGGTTCAGGGTGAGGCAGACTTCGCCGGACCGCCGCCATGTGTATCGCCTAACCCACAGCGACCAGCAGATCGTCGAAAGCGTGAATGCCATTAAGGGAGTGAGCACCGTGGCCCGCCCCCCGAGAGCCGACATGTAGTCCCCCGACCACTAACTATGGTGAATTCGGATTCAGGTGTCCGGGCGGGATTTTCGAGCACGATTTGCTCCTCTTATAGCGAAAATAGGTGTGCTTGATCACTGGGCGCCAAGACCCGCAGGTCGCAGCGTCCATCTAGTTGAGATGTATTGATTCGCAACAACTTCAGGCTGTGAGCTGTTGTTCACCTGATAGAAACCAAAGCACCACCAGTCACAGTGGTCAATAGGTTGGGGGGCTACAGATCTGTAGCCCCCCTTGAAGTTGCTTTAAAGTTGGATCATGGTCTCTGGTCACAGCCAAGGCCAGTTTTTGCGGGCGGTACGAGATCGGGCTCAGATGTCGCAGCGACAGCTGGCTCAACGGACCGGCTATACCGTCGGTCAAATACAACATTTCGAGGCAGGTAGGCGCACCGCAACCGGCAATGGCCTCGACAGCCTCACTAGGGCACTGAACCTAAGCTCGTGGGAGATTCAGTACCTCTACGCACTAGGGGGTCGGGTGAGTGCCGAATCGACAGGAGTGGTCGACATCGCTTCCTATTTGCAGGCTATTGAGCCGCACCCTGCGGCATGGATGGATGCGGGGTGGACGGTCCAGGAATCTAATGAAGCGTTTAGGCGGCTGTTTCCCGGTTTGTGGATGACACCGAATCTGGTGCACTGGCATTACCACTCGGTGAAAGCACGAGATGTCATCCAAAACTGGAACGAAACTTCCGAATGGTGCGTGGGACTCTTGCGGTTCGGGATTGCCGCCGCACCCAAAGACCCCGGACTCCAAGAAGTCATAAGCTCGCTCATGCCGATCCGCGCGTTCCGAACGCAATGGGACGCGCAGATCATCCCCGTCGACCCGGCCACCCGGCCATGGATTCTGCGTGACCTGGAAAGCCGTGAACTCCTGACTGTGGACATGAGGGCGTGGCACACTCGCTCCACCTCGGGGATGCTGCTGTTCGGCGCGGTTATTGATCGGCAAGCCAACCAACAACCGCATCACCAACCCTTGAGTCAAACGCCATAGTGATCGCCTGCTCTTGTGTGGGGATCTCCACCCATGTGGTGGGTCCGCCGAGGTTGTCGGCGACCTCCTTGCCGAACACCGCCGGCACGAAGAAGTCTGCTGACCCGTGCACCACGAGAGCGGGGCAGGTGATTTTTGGCAGCTCATCAACGAACCGTGTCCGATTCGCGAGAGCATCTGCGGCGGGCCGGTAGTCCTTCCATGCCGAATCCGTCCACCGTTGCAGTAGGTCCGCGGCGTCCTGGGGGGTTCCGGTGGCGTGCTCGGCCACCCGCGCATACACCGATGGGTCCGGGCCGGTGGTGCACCAGATATCCATCGCAGCGTCCAGTGCCGCGTTCTCCGACACCGAAGGCGCATCAGCTGTAGGGCCGATCAGGACGAGCCGCTCAACCCGATCTGGGGCTTTGAGGGCGGTGCGCAACGCGACGACCGCGCCCTGCCCCTCCCCCAGGGGGGTGAATGTCGTAATCCCGAGGTGGTCGACGAGGGCTAGAACGTCTTCGGCGACATCGTTGTAGTCGTAGGGCTGCTTGTCGTACACGGTCTTGCCGTGGCCGCGTAGGTCGAATGAAACAACTCGGCCGGGGAGCCGGGAAGTCAACGGCTCCAAGGAAACCGTATCCATCAAGGTGGCGTGGGTGGCCACAATGACTGGCCCTTCCCCACTATCGGTGTAGTGGATTCGCTGACCGTTCACGTCGACAAAAGGCACCCGATATTCATACCCTTTTCGCCCCTGCTGTGAAATGGCTGTGGGTGATCTTGTTTAGGCGTACAGTCCAGCGGACCGGGGTTTGGAGGGGCAGTGCTGGGACGGGTGTTCGATCCGCGTAACAACGCACTCAATGCGTGGCGTCTCATCCTGGCCACCTCTGTAATCCTTTGGCACACCTGGCCATTAACCGGCCACGAGATTCCTGCTAGGCCGATCACGCAATTGCTCTCGCAAGTGGGGGTGGATGGGTTCTTCGCGGTCTCGGGGTTTCTGATCACGTCCAGTTGGATGCGGCACCCTAATCCGAAGACATACTTCACCGCCCGCTGCCTGCGGATCTTTCCCGGGTTGTGGGTGTGCCTACTGATCACCGCGTTTGTGATCGCACCGGTAAGTGTGTGGATCAAGCACGGGACGATGCCCAGCCCCATGTCGGCGGTCGCCTACATCATCAACGGCGGCCTGCTGAACCCCTTCTACCCGGGGATTGGTGGGACACCTCAGGATGTGCCGTGGCCGGGGGTGTGGAATGGGTCTTTGTGGACCCTCACCTTTGAGATGGGCTGTTACATCTTCGTCGCCATCCTCGGCATCACAGGGCTGCTGAAATACCGGTCGACCATCCCTGTAGCTTTCGTGCTCGCGTTGTGTGGGACGGCGGTGTTCGGGTATCCGGCGTTCGCAATGCAGACCATCCCCCAGATGATCACCAGGTTCGCGGTGATGTTCGCGGCGGGGGCGTTGATCTACCAGTACCAAGACAAGATCCCCGCCCGCTGGTCGCTCATCGCCCTAGCGGCAGGAGTGGTGCTTATCTCCGGGCTGCTACCGAATTATCGGGTGTTGGCAGCAATCCCCTTGGCGTACCTCGTTATAGCGTCCGGCGCTATGCTCAAACGCCCGAACCTGCGCAACGACCTCTCCTACGGGGTGTACATCTACGCCTTCCCCATCCAACAGCTACTCGTCATCATCGGCCTCGGAACACTCGGGGTGTTCCCGTTCTTCATTCTGGCGACCTTGCTGACCCTGCCGCTGGCGGCAATGAGCTGGTTCATTGTTGAGAAACGCGCTCTGGCGTTGAAGAAACGGAAGCAAGTGGTGGCTGTCTAGACACCGCGACTCCGGTTGAAACGCCGGATAATTGAGGGATGAGCGACTGGTACTACGTCCGATTCATGTACTACCCGTTCTGGAACGTCAGCATCGAGAACGACTGTGCCATGAACGTTGAGGCTGACACGGATATGGGGAACTTGTCGGTCGAAGAGTTTCATGGCATGTTCCCGAATGCCCGCAAGGTCACTCAAGAGCAGGTTAACCAAGGGTTGGCGAAGCTGCGGAAGCTACGCAGTGAGTTGGTGGCCGAATGAACGAGAAGCACGAACTGCCCGAGCCGGTGCGCTCACAGATAGCCGCGATGATGGCGCAGCGAGATTTACAGCTTGAACGTGAGCGCGCAGACAGGCTGCGCGATGACAGCAACACCCTGTATGAATTGCGCGGCTGGCTGCGCCTATGTAGCGACAACCCCGCCGGGCATGCCGAGTTCTACCGGTGGGCCTGCCACTACATCTTCGGCGACGAGCCACCGATTGAGGAGGCCGGATGAGCGCGTTTCGCGACCCTGACATGCAACGCGCCCTCGATGAGTACCTGAGCCGCGAACACAATCCTGAGCGTGAGCGCCAAGACCGCATTCGGCTTCTCAGATGGGCACGCAGAATACTCCCCAAGTCGTAGAATGTGCTGGTCAAGGGAGGGCTCATGGAAGAGCAAGAGCCGACAATGGTGTCGCCTGCCGCTCTGGCTGAGACCGGCGTTGTGGAGACCGCACCCACCGCCTGGTCCGATACCGACGAGCTCGGAGAGCCTGAACCGTACGACGATCCCCGCCGACGCAACTGGGTGATCAGCGGAGTCATCTTCGCCGCTACAGCAGCGGTTGCAGGATTGGTTGCCGGTGGCGCGTACGTCTTCTTTCATCAAAGCCCAAAACCCACTACCCCGCCGCCGACCACCGTCGTCGCCGAGCCACCGAAGGTTGTTGCGGCAGATCCGAAATCACCCGTCGACGACGCATACCTAGCGGATGTCTTCAGCCAAGGAATCCCGGTCTCGGACGTAAACAGCGGGTCACTCATCCAGATGGGCCAAGCCACCTGCGTCACCCACCGCGACAACCCTTCCATGCAGATAGTCGACCTGGCTATGACTATCGCCGAAAAGCGAACCGCTTACCCGTACGACAAAGCCCGGATCATCGTGACCGCGGCGCTCGAGCACTACTGCCCGAAACCCGCCGCGGTGCAGCCCGCCGTCTACGACCAGAAGTTCTTGAGCAAGATGCGGGCACTGGGCTGGACTATCACCGACGCGGACGGGATGACCCACAATGCACGGCAATCATGCTCACTACTCACTCAGGGCAACACCGTGCAGTTCGTACAGCAGTCCCTCAGCGCGGAGACGAATACTCCCCTGGATCAGGCCGTGGAGTTCGTACGCACCGCGATGTCTATCTACCCTGACTGCCCCTAG